GGCCGCCAGCGCCCGCGCCTCGGTTGCGTCGAAGTAGTGCCAGCGCCCGACCGGGTAAAACGATGACCGAAGGTGTACGACGCCCGGAGCGCTCCTCGTTTCCACGCCCTGGACGTTCACCGCACACCGTCCGAACCCCCGGCGTCCCGGTCGATAACCGACCACGCAATTGTCCCGGCCTCGTGGCGCTCGCCGCCCGGCCGGGGGTGGGCCGCACACCAGTGATCGTCAGACAGGCACACTCGCCATCCGCCGGAGCCGGCGCAGATCTCGCATCGCTCGAGACAGGTCTCCCCGGTCAACCCGTCCCCGCAATCCCGTTCGACGGTCCCATCATCGCAATTGGAGCAAGGCTCGAAGAGGGTGCTCGATCCACATCGAGCACAAGAGGGGACCCACTCCCGCCCGTCGTCGGGTGGCGCTCGGCCGACCACGTCGTCCAGCGACCAGGCGCAGCCAAGACAGACCGGCAACCAGACGAGGTGTCCGTCGAGACGTTCCACCCTCGCCTCTTTTTCGCAGCTCCCCCAGTCGCACGACACACCAACCAGCTCGACCGAAAGCGCTCGCAGCATCGTCTGACCTCCCGAGGCGCTCACACTTCACCACCGTCCTTGCCCACCTGGATGAGCCCTTCTTTCCTTGTCTTGACCATGTCCAGGCTGACCACGGGTTGTTGCGCCAACTCTTCGTCGGACATGAACAAGACTTCAGCGTCTCGGTTGATGTCGTAAGAAGCACAGGCGGGCGCAAGGCATCCTTTCCAGTTGTCGGGGTTCTTGGGCAAGGGACACACCGTGAATTCCTTGCCACAGACTTCGCAAATGAAGATCCCGATGGGGGTACCGTATTTATTGATAGCTTCCCGCATCACGCGCTCCCGCCTCCGTCCGTTGTTGCGTCCACATCCTTCGCCTCGAACTTCGCGCAGCGGCGCACGGCCTTGGCGACCTGCGCCACGGTGTGACGCGACAGCTGCTCCGCCTCGGCGCCGGCCTGCTCTGCGATGATCTCGGCCGTGAGAGCCTCGAGCGCGTCGCCCAGCTCTGCGAGCGCCTCACCCACGCACCGAGCGCAGACTGGGAAGAGTGGGTGCTTCGAGCAGCTCACGCTCAGTCCTCTGCATACTCGGCCGGCAAGAGGTCGTGCTTCTTGGCCAGGCGAATGAGCAGGATGCGGAGCGCGGGCCCCGGCAGGTCACCGCCCAGCTCCGCGACGATCGCTTTCTGGAACACGGCGCGCTCCTCCTTGGTCGTCGCGCACTTCACCTGGAAGTCGCGGCCCTTACCGCCGCGGGTGCCCTTGCCCTTCGTTCCGCCAGGGTGCAGGCGCTTGCGTGGTCCGGTGAGGATTTCATCGATGATGTCCGGCACTGCTGGTTCACCCCGCCGCCCGGTCCTGCCCGAGCACCGCGTTCAGTCGGCCCGTGATCAGTGTGATCACCTCGTCCGCGACGTTCGCGGCTGCCTGCTCGGCGACCTTCTTGGCCGCGTGCTTACTGAGAATGACTTCGAGCTCAGTGGTCAGGCGCCGGACCAAGAGTCTCTTGACCTGTTCGTTCACAATCCCTCCGGGACCTCGATCTCGGGCGCCTGTCGTGCCTCGGGCGCAGGAGGAGCGACCGCCGTCAGGTTCTGCAGCTTGGCGCTGCGTTGGCCGTAGATCACGTTCATCGGGTCGACTTCCAGATACCGAACCAGGTCGGCGATCAGCACGATGCCGGGTTCGGCCTTCCCGTTCTCGAGTCGCTTGATCACGTCGGGCTCCACCTTGATCACCTCGGCGACCTGGGCCTGCGACAGGCCTTTGCGGTCGCGTGCGCGCTTCACAGCCGCGACGAACCTGCGCCAAGGGCCAGGCAGCTTCTCGACCTTCGTGTGCTCAGAGCTGGTCGAACCAGCCAGTGCGGGCTTTGTCATCGCCGGACACGACAACACGCGAGTCCGGACCAGTCAAGTCAGGGGTTGCCGGGTCTGGACTGGCGGGCTTCTCGGACATTGCATGCTGCAAACGCTCCTGCAGTGTGGTGCGACGCTCCGTGCCTCGAGTATTCTTGGCCGCTCGGACGACCTGAGTCGCCTGGCCGTAGAGCACCACGAGCTCTGACGCCCGCGTCACGGCCGTGTACAGCAGCGAGCGGGTCAGCATGAAGCTGTGCGCCGCGTGCACTGGGAGCACCACGCACGGGAACTGCGAGCCCTGGCTCTTGTGGACCGTGATGGCGTATCCGAGCAGCAGTTCCCGGACGTCCTCCTTGCCGTACGCTACCAGCCTGTCCGCGAGCTGGACCACCATGACCCGATCCGACCGCCCAGACGCGTCGATGGAGACTGGCGCGGTGACCGTGTCGTCGTCACCGAAAGCGTCCCCGGTCGTCAGCCCGAGCGCGTCCAGCTCGTCGGCCATGATGCCCTTGTAGTCCGCCGCGGCGACCGTCCCCATCTCGCCATTGAAGATCAGCAGGCGGTAGTTGTTCTTCACATGGATGACGCGGTCCCCGATCCGCGCCCGATACCCGCCGCCAATCCAGAGCCCGTCCTGCTCGCCGCCCGGGTTCAAGCGCTCCTGCAGCGCGCGATTGAGCCTCTCGACGCCGAGTGGGCCGCTCTTCTGCGGTGCCATCACCTGGACCTCGGCGATCGGGTCGAACGCCCTCCGGCCGCGCTCAGTGTTCGACGTGGGCAGCACGTTCGCTACCGCCTTCACGATGCACGCCGCCAGCGTCTCCGGGTCGTCCTCCGGGATGAACATCACGTCGCCGCCAGCTCCGAGGTCCGGGGCCTTGCCGGCGTTGATGTCGCGCGCCACGTAGGGGATGCGAGAGTCCGCCGCCGTGCGGAAGATCTTGGTGAGCCGGCACACGGGCACAATTCCAGATTCGATGAGGTCGTGCAGCACACGGCCGGCTCCGATCGAGGGCAGCTGGTCGACGTCCCCGACGATGATCAGCCTCGCGTTGTTCGGGATTGCCCGGACCAGCGCGTGGAAGAGGCCCGTGTCAACCATCGACGACTCGTCCACGACCACGGCACCGAGGTCGAGCGGGCCGCCGGTGCTGTTTCCAGATTCGTCTGTGGTCACGTTGCCGTCGTCGTGGCGGAACCCCTGCCCCGGGACGTACCCCAAGAGGCGGTGAATAGTGGTCGCGTCCCGCCCCGTCTGCTCCTTCATCCGTTGCGCAGCCTTACCTGTCGGGGCGCAGAGCGCCGTCTCGATACCATTGCGCTCGAGGACTTGCAGGACGGCGTTGACCGTGAAGGTCTTGCCGACGCCTGGGCCACCGGTAGTCACCAGCACGCGGTGTTCGGCGATCGCCGCGACCGCCTCGGCCTGCTCCGGTGCTGGCGTGATGCCTTTCCAGATTTCCTCGTCGCCCGGGACGTCGAGATCGCGTGTCGTATCGGACGCCGCGCCGCCCTTCACCAGCCGCACGATGTGCTCCGCGAGGCCCTGCTCGTCGAAGTCGAGCTGCGCGCTCCACAGCCGGTCCACGTCGTCGCGCAAGTGCACGTCGGCGTTGTCCAGGCTCGGGAGCGCGTGTCGACGCACGGTCAGTGGGTCTTCGACCCAACCGAGCGCGTTGGGCCACGGCTGCTCGGCGAGCGTAAGCCCGCGCTGGATCTCGGCAGGGGTGAGCTCTACCGCCTTGCGAATGCGCCCGGCGAGTCGCGACGACTCGCTGCCGTCCAGCTCGGGCGCGGGGCTCCAGACGTGCCCCTCGTCCTCTGCCATGCGCACCGCGATCGCCGCAGCTGCTCGACAGCGGCGGTCGTCGTCTCGGGCGACGTCGAGCTTCGACCGAGCGATCTCGTCTACTCGCTTGAAGTCCAGGCCGCTGACGCGCAACAGGATGTACGGGTCGTGCTCGATGAGCTTGCGACTCCGGCCCTCCCAGGTCTCCAGAACACGGCCTACGAGGCGCTCACCGAGGCCCAGGCCGCCAAGGAACGTGAGCGCGTCGGCCAGGCCCACCTGGTCCCGGTACGTCTCAGCGACAGCCTCAGCGCGCTCCAGGGTAATTCCATCGACGACCGTCAGCCGCTCCGGGTCGTCCTCGAGCGCGGCGAGGACCGCAGCGCGGCCGCCTAGTGCGCGCATGAGCAGCCGGGCCCTGACGCGGCCGATCTGCGGCATGCGCGCGAGGAAGGCGACCAGGTCGGCCTCTGTCCCGCCCATGACGGGCGCGGCCGACGTGGTCTTGAGCTGGACTCCGTATTCGCGGTGGTTGACCCAGTCGCCTCGGACAGCGAGCACATCGCCCGGAGTGACACGGCCCAGTTCACCGACAACGGCGAATTGACCGCTGACGGGCGCGTCGGGTGGATGGGCGCCCTCAAACGAGGCGCGGGTCACGGTCCAGCCGCGGTCGCCGGCGTAGAGCACGCGCTCGATGCGGACATTGGTTTGCACAGATTCAGGCACGGTCGGGTCCTCCTACAGCAGCTCGGCTGCTGACGGTGCGGGTTCTGCGTCCGGCACGGACGCGGGTTCGGGCGTGGCCGATAGCGCCGGCTCGGGCGCGACGGTCGGTCCAAGAGGCCCCTCGGCCCCGGGGAGCGACGCCCCCGGCGAGGCGCTCGTGTGAGCGCCGAAGTACAAGGGCACCTGGCGGCCGCTCTCGGGCCACCAGCCGGGCGGGGGCGTCCACCCGCACTTGAGGGCCATGTGCCCGATCTCCATGAGCTGGGACGCCGTACGGCTGAAGACACCGTTCGACGCTTGGTCGGCCAGACTCTCCACCGCGTCGAAGACGCTCCGTGGAATCGAGATGCTGGCGTTCATTGTCCGTTTTGCCATTCTGCAGTCCTCCTGCGAAGCTCAGTAGTGGCTACTGAGCCGCTTGTCAATAGTCGACACTCAGCACTCACGGCGTGAGTACTGAGTACCAACGGGGTCACCGGTTGAGTCGAATCGATCACCACTTTTGTGTGGCAGTAGTGGTGCCAATAATAATGTGAACAACATCGCTAAGTGTCTCTACTAAGTAGTAGTAGTAGTAGTAGTAGTTTTTAGATCACCACAATCACCACAATCACCACTGTATATGCCTCGCCAGGAAAATCGGCGAATGCCTCCTGAAAGTACTATAGTAGTTAAGTGGTGGTGATCGTGGTGATCGCGGTGATCCTAAAATTACTAGAAACGAAAAGGCGGGTGACTCTGCGCACTTGCCGATATTATTCGCAGTAATAGGATCACCAAAACAGTACTGAACTAAGTGGTGATCGGTGGTGATCGGCGTTTATAGCATCGCCAAGGGCCCGGAATCCTTCGATAAGTCCCACCGGTCAGAATTCCGGGCCCCGGGTCAGTCTAGTTCAGTACTGAACGCCCTGCAGCGCGCCCTCCGCTACCTGAACGATAGCGCGTTGATTGCCTGATCGTAGGCCACGACAGCCTGTCCACGCTCCCGCAGGTACGTGATGACGTCGAGGAACTCCCCTGCCCGCATCTTGGGCGGCAACTCGTGCCATTCGATCTCGCGGCCTACCTTGCCACCTGCAGACTGCGCGGGGCTGCTGGTGATGAACACGCAGAACTCGACGGCGTCCGTCGACCCGAAGCCCGTTGCCCCCGTCGCGATCGTGGCGGGGCCGACGACCTGCGTCGCCGGGATGGGGGGAGGCGGCATGTCGATCATCAGCCGTCACCGCCCACCAGCGACTCGAGGATGCACCGCCCGAACCACTCGGCGACCACCGGACACACCGCGTCGCCTATCGCTGCGATTCGTTCCGCACGGATGCGATCCAGCTCGCGAGGTGAGCAGCCGTGGGCAGCGACCAGTTCGGCCGAAAGCCCATCGTCCACTCGGTGAAGCGCGGGACGAGCTCGCCACCCCAGGACGTCGCCTTGCTCCAGAGGCTCGGCGTGTTCCCCGACGGCCTCTCGAACTTGCCACCCTTGCCATGCGACCCGTTCTGCCCCGAGCCGTACGGGACGGCAGTTGGGGTCGGGTGCATCCCACGCGACCAGGAAGAACCGGTCTCTTTCGTGGTGGGCGCCGAAGGCGCGCGCAGGGATGCAGTCCCAGAGTCCCACGTACCCGAGCGCGGCCAGGTCCGAGGTAATGGTAGCGAGTCCCCTCGACAACGGCCGAGGTTCGCGCGTTCTTGCGTCGAGCTCATGCCTGCACCTGGAACACGCGCCCGGCGCCGAGGCACGCAGGGCACGTGGGGTCGTGCACGTGGCGTCCCCAGCCGCGGCCGGAGCCCTCGCACGCAGGACAGTTACACAACCCGCCCGCGTGCTCGATGCGATCGACTAGTTGGTGCGCTCGCATGCTACGAAGCGTCGGCGTCACGATGCGCCCGATCGGACGCAGGCCGTTGCCGGCGCCGAGGAGCCGACCGCCGCGCTCGACGTGCCACGCCTTGCGCACCGGGTTCGGTCCGAACTGCGGCCACGGTACCGGGTGCGACGTCCATGAGGAGCGGTACACCATACCGTTGACGCACTCGTCGCAGTACTTCACGTCGTCGATGCGCGTCGTGCCGAGGCAGAACGGACAGCGCGCTTGGCCGAGCAGGCCGGGCCACGGCTCGCCTCGTCCCGCCTTGTCGAGCAGCGGCGAGTTGATGTCCACGCCGGCGACGAGCACGATGCCGGGCGTCCGGGTCGCGACACCCGACCAGGCCGAGCGTGCGGCAAGCAGCCCCCAACCCCGGTCGACCAGTGCGTGCGACAGCGCGAGTCGCGCTTCGATGTCGACTGCGTCGTCCGTCATGATGCCGGCTCCTCCTCGTGTGCGGCACGCGCTTCGTCGAGCGGCAGCGTCACCAAGGCGTCGACTGGCACGAGGACCGCGCTGGTGTATCCGTGACTCCACCGAACCCCACACACGATACGCGGCCCAATCTCCCCAAGCTCCTCGTCGATGTACTCAAGCGCCGACTCCACGACCGGCTCCTCCAGCTCCAGCGGCTCGACCAGGTCTTCGGTCCCACGCTGCCCCTCCATGATGAGCAGGTGCGTGTGCTCCTTCTTCATGTGTTTCATCTGTTCAATTCCCTTTCTGCACGGTGCGCACGGGTGCGGACCAGGGCACCAGGCCCCGGTCTGCACCCGTGCGCGATGTGCGGTTGCTATGCCAGCTGCAGCTGCACGCTGGGCGAGGGCCCGAAGGCGATGCGGATCGCCAGCTCGGGCAGTGAGGTGATGGAGCTGAGCCCGGACGAGATCAGCTCCCCAGCGACGCGACGCGCCGCCGTCAAGACACGGGGGCCACCGCGACGCTCGCGCGGGTGGTTGGCCCTACCGTTGGTGTGCCCCACGCTCTGCGTCAGCAGGTTGCTGTCGCAGGTCACGAGACAGTCAGGACGCCCGAACGCGATCGCCCCGAGCGCCCGAGCGAACTTCTTCGACGTCGGCCCCATCCCGAGCAGGTGCATGCGCGCCGGCCGCCGCGTGTGCGCGAACAGCCGGAGCTCGTCCAGCGTGGTCGCGTTCTTCGACATCGGCATCGCCCGCACGTAGTCGAAGCCGAGAATCGCGGTGGCCGCGATGTCGAACTGCGACTGCGTCATCGAGCACTCGTCGCTCTTCTGTACGCAGACGAGCACGTTGCACCCGCAGCCGTGCCAGCCCCTCACGACGTCCCTGTAGCGCTCGAGGCGCGCTAGGGTAGTCAGGGGGCACCCGACCCGGTCGGGCGCCACCAGGTGCGCCTGGGAGCCGTACACCATGCCTACGCGAGTCATCAGGTCGAGTCGCCGCGTCCACATGCCGTGGGAGATGGGATAGACCGCCTGGGGCCCAGCCGGGCCGAAGCGCATCTCCTTGAACGCCGACGTGTCGAAGAACAGCGGCAGGCCCAGATGCCGTATCGCGTACAGCGTGTCCTCCCCGATCGTCGACACCTCCTCGGCCGCGACGCCGATCGCTTGGCCGACGCTCGCGAAGCCACGGAGGTTCGCCGGCTGGTTCGAGCCGCTCGCGAAGTACGCCGCCGGCCGGCCCGAGGCCGCGTCCCAACCGACCAGCCCCGTTGGCAACGCAGGCGTCGCCGGAGCTGCCGGAGCCGCACCGGCGAGCGCCACGATGCCCGCGAGGCAGAGCTGGACGAGGGCCAGCCCGGCCCGCTTGAGCACACCGCCCAGCGCCGCCGGACCACCGCTGAAGCGGTCTGGCGTGAGCCCGGCCGCCGCAGCCATGATCGCCTTGGACGGGTACTTCTTGCCGCCGTGCTCGATCATGTAGCCGCCGCGACCGCCGCGCCGGGCGACCTGTGGGTTGGTGCCGTGCTTCTCGTGGAACGCGGCCGCGCCTAGCTCGTCGTACGACGCCATCGCCGCGAGTAGCCCCTCGCGGGTCACGTGCTTGAGGGAAGCCATGTGTCTAGCTAGGTGACCAGCAGAACAGCGTGATCGACAAGCAGTGGTACTCGTTGTCGCTCGACTGCGTCACGACCTTGTCGATGGTCGTCAGCTCCTGGTGCGCCTGCAGCCACGCGGTTACGTCCTCGCCGAGCCGCTCGCGATCACGCTGCATCGTCGCCGTGAACACCTTCACGACGTTGAAGTGCCGCGCCGCGGTGCTCACGCCGATGTCTCCAGGCGCTTGATGTACGTCCGCACGAACGCGGCGACCCGCGTCACGAGGTCGTCGAGCTCGGCATCCGAGCACAGCCGGACCGTGCGGCCGTTCGGCGTGCTCAGGCTCGTGATCACGTGCGTGTCACCGGCCTTGGTCACCGTCCCGACGTTCACGCCAGTCCAGCCTCCCGACTTGCCACGGCGCGGGCGCAGGTCGAGGAACACGACTTCGTCCCCCAGCACCTCGATGGTGCGCGGGTCGTGCCCCGCTGGCTTGCGGCCCACGGCCGTGACGACCGCGCTCAGCACAGTGTCGATCGATCGGTACTTGCTGCTGTGTCTGTCGTTGTCGTGTCTGTTGTCATTCATCGTCTTCTCCATTCTGCGACGCGAGGTCGCTCAACTTGTCGATGTACAGCCACCCAGGACCGTTGCCCTCGGGGTCTTGGCTGCTGTCCACGATGTACGGGTCCACACGTCCCGCGTTGATGTCCGCGTGTGTTGAGCCGATCGGCGCGAGCACCAGCCGCTGCGTGAGCGCTTCGGCGCCGAAGCTGCCGTTGTCGTGCTCGAGCGTCATCACGTCGACGACCATGTACCCGATCAGCGGCTTGAGCCGCTCCTCGTGGAACTTGGCCCCGCGACGCAGCCGCTCGGCGTGCGACGTGCCGCGCGCGTTCACGCAGTTGCCGCCGCTGCCGCCACTGCCGCCCATCAGTCGTACACCACGCGCGCGATCTTCACGGTCAGCGCGTTGCGGTCCAAGATCAGCTTGCCGCGATCACTCGGCTCTTCGCCTTGCCACTCGATCTCACCGCTGAGGTGGTAGCCCCGCGGCGCGAGGACGTGGTGGACGATCCACTGGAGCCACTCCTCGTAGTCGTAGAACTTCTCGCCACCGTCCCAACCGATGTGCAGCCGGTCGTCCGACGGCACCCACTGGCACCACGGACCCGGTTGCCCGTGCGGTGCCGCTTCGGGCTCGAGGACCGAAGCGTCCCGCTCCTGACCGTAGACCCCGCCACCGTGGACGTAGTACGCGCCGTCTCGGCCCCAGGTCTCGAAGCCGAAGGACGAGTGGTCCGCGTCCGGCGCGGGCAGCTTCGATGTGTCGCGCGCCATGCGCCGCGTCTTCGCGAGCTTGCACAGGAACGCGTACGTCTCGTCGTCGAGCGGACGGTCCAACGTGAACTCGCCCTCGAAGTCTGTCTGGTATCCCATCGCGGTTACTTCGATCCGAAGCTGAGCAGCGCCGGGTTCAGCACGCCGCCGCCTTCGTTGGCGCGCTCGCCCTCATCACCAAGCTGGGTGTCGAGGTTGTGCCACCGGCGCAGCTCCTCTCCGTGCTCCCAGACGTGCGAGAGCGTCGACACGGCCGCGCCGTACATGAACCCCGTGATGCCCTCGGTGTCCGCGGCGCGCCCGGTACGCTGCGCGCACGAGGCGAGCGTCTCGCCCGCGTCCATCGCCGCCTCCATCGCGTCTGCCCAGCGCTTTGCGTACACGTACACGGCGCGGCCGTACGGGTCGGTGTTGTTGGCGAGTCCCCGCTCCCAACCGGCTTTGTCTTTGAACTTCATCGTTGTCTCCTTCTGCGGCCTAAGCCGCGGCGCCGTACTTCGGGTACGGCTCCGAAAAGGCTGAGAGCTTCCGCGCAACTCTGCGCTTCAGCCCCCAGCAGTAAACGTGATTACCGGGGTGTCGTTGTCGTCGGACGCTGGGTGACGCGAGCACGCGCTCCACGTACGCCCGATCTCCCTCATGCGGCGCCTTCGCAGGGCAGCCTGCATCGAGCAGCTGCGCGTACGCGTAGCCAGCTCCGCGCTCGCCCAGTCGGATCTTCGACAGCGCCCGCTGCGAGATGACGCTGCCGTCTGGCGCGAACGTCAGCGTGCGTCGAGACCCTCGACCCCGATACACGCCGTTGGTCGCCTGGTAGATGATGCCGAGGTGCCCCGGCTTGACGATCTGCCCGTCCGAAGTGCGCCTCTCGATCGGGTCCGCGTACGAGACGACGCCGTCGATGTCCGGGCGCTCCGCACGCATACGCGCGAAGCACTGCCCGATGAACCACGACTCACCGTTGCGGCGCACGTGATCGAGCAGCACGAAGCGGCCGAGCTCCACGCCGGCCAGCGCGTCCACGCCGAGCCAGCGCGGCACCACCCGCTGCTGAGCTGGGACGCTGAACACGGCCACTCCGACCAAGCGCGGCACCCCAAGCCGTGGCGCCTCGAACAGCCCGTACCGCAACCGAGCAGCGGGGTACGTCCCGCTGTAGTGGTGCTGCTGCACGAATGCCTTGGCGGTCGCCTCGTCAACGGGCAGCACCTCGTGGCGACCAGGCTCGAAGCGGCAGTCCACCGCGGGCCGGAACGACTCGCGCCGGTCCCGCCAGCGCTGTGTCGCCGTCATCTACACGTCCTCCTCAAAGTACGACGTCGTGTACGTCCACTCGGCGAGCTCCAGGCAGTGCGCACCGAACTCCGTGACGGCCGTGACGTCGAACAGGAACGCCTCACGCGCAGGACCCGGCGCCGGCACCTCATCCGGCAGTGGATGAATCAGCGCGCGCTTCTCCATCGCCCGCAACACGCGCATGTCCCAGCGCCACGTGGCGTCCGAGCCTCGGTAGCCGCTCTCGATGTCGAGGATTGTCCACAGCTGCGGCCGCGACAAGCGGATGGCCGGTTGCGCCATCAGGAGTCGCGGTCCTTTGGGCGTAGCTCGACAGTCGCAGCCGGAGCCGGAACCAGCAGGCCGTGCTCCGTCGATGACGGCGAGTCCGGCACCGTGGCGTCCGGCAGCTTGTCCGGCCGCGTCATGTACCGCGACAGGTCCGGGTACGCCGGCCCCACCACCGACGGGATCTGCCGTGCGACGGGTACAGGCTGCGGCGTCGTGACGCGCGTCTGCATGCTGCGGATGGCCGCCTTGATGCGCCGGTTCTCGTCGGCGATCTCCCGGAGTGACCGAGCGGTCGCCCGCGCCTCGTCCTCCTGGCGCTCTCGGCGCTCTCGGCGCTCCGTTCGCCACGTCTGCACCCCCGCCCCGAAGAGCGTGCTGGCGACGACCACTGCGAGAATCGATAGTCCGATGAACATGATGTGTCCTTTCTGGCCAGACTCGCTGGCCGGTTCTACTTCTTCCCCAAGAGTTGCAAGAGCAAGACAAGTTGCACAAGCGACAGCACGAGCAGCATGCTGACGACCGCGTCGGCACTGGGCCACTCGAGTGTCATTTGCGCTCCTCGAGCAGTGACCAGACGAGCGCGCCGAGCCAGATGACGCCCGTCCAACCGCCGAGCAGGTTGAGCACGAAGATGGCCGTCGTGTTTCGGTGCTTGCGGTAGCCGGCGACGATCGACGGCAGGAAGTACGTCAGCAGTGCGAGCGCTAGGAGAATGATCCCGAGGATCGGGTTCCCTGACTCGCTACCCACGGATCACGCTCCGGAAGTCTGACGCCGGCCGAGTCCCGGACGGCCGCACCGTCTCCTCACCGAGCCCCGCGTTCGGCGTCGTCACCAGCTTCGCGGCCAGGTCGTGGACCCGCGCCGCGTCGTGGACCGGCGTGTCCGGCGCCGGTAGCACCGGAGCCTGCGGCGCTCCGTTGCCCAGCCCCTGCGGCGCGTACGTGTCCGCTGGACGAACGGTCTCGGCGCCCGCGACCTGGCCGGTCACGGCCGACCGACCCAAGAGCGTCTCTCTTTGTCCCGATGCGTCCGTCAACGCGCGCCGATGCGCAGCGTCCTCCGCAGTCTCGGGCCGCAGCACGATCTCGCCAGGCTCCACGGGCGTCATCGGGTCTGGGTGCGGGTGCGGGATGAACTCGTCCGGGACTTCGTGGATCGTTGGCTCTCCCATCTCGATGGACGCCGTTGTAACGGAGGGCGTGGTCGTCTTCGTCTTCGTCGGCGTCACCGCCGCATCCGCACGTTCCTGCTTGGTCTGGATGTGGTGATGATCCAGCCGCGATCCGTGCTCGGTGATGCGCCCGACGTAGTCTCGTTCGTGCCTAGCCTCCTGCCGAGGCGTGTACGGACCGACGACCTGGTCGCGGTCGAAGTCCGCCTCGAAGTACGAGTCGCCAACGGTCTTTGCTGCCGGGTCGTCACCACCCGCGACGCCGAGCAGATCGACCAGCGACTTCGTTAGCAAGCCGGCTCCGGCGATGAGCGTGCCTGCGCCGACGGCCGTGCCCCACGCAGGGATCGTAGCGACGGCGCCAGTTGCCGCGACGACGCCGCCGACGACGCCGATAGCCCCGACCGCTACGCCGGTGATCGCTGTGGCCAGCGCCTTGGTCTGAGCCACGGGCGATGCGTCCGGCCAGCCCCCGTGGTCCTGGAAGCGGTCCGCCGTCGGTGCCGAGACCGCCGACGCAGGCTCGGCGACCGAGACGCTACCGCGCCGGCTGAACGCGTCCACGCGCCGGTCCTCCGTGTCGTGCCCAGCTGCCGGGTCGACAGTAGACGCGAGCGCCTCGGCCGCCGCTGGTGCTTCGGACGCCGTCGTCGCGGACGACGCGCGCGGCAGGGTGTAGTTGGGTGCTTTGATGCTCATGTCAGGCTCCGTTGCAGCTCACGTGCCGAACGCGCGGGCCAGCTTGTACGGACAGAAACACTGTAACGTGTAACACCACTGCACGTGCAGTGCACGGCAGGTAGCCCATGCTAGGAGTCCGCACACTTCATCGGCATCGTCCGCTGACCGTGCCAGTGGCGCAGCCGTGTCCCTTCGCGCTCGGCCATCCGCTGCAGCATCGGCCGGATGCGATCGAGCCAGACCTCCATGGCCACGTCCTCGAGGTTAGCGTCGTCGTCGCCCAACCGCGCTGCGTCCGCCTGTCGCATCGGCACGGTCAGCTCGATCGCGACGCGCCACGCGTTCGCACCCTTGTACGACACAGGCGACGCCGCTTGCCGCCGCTCGAAGTGCAGCGCGCCGTAGCCGATGTTGTCGTGGCACTGCGACCCGGCACGCGCTCCGCAACGCGGGCACGCCACGTCGATCGCGTCGGCCGGCACAGGTGTACGCTCGCTCATTATTCGAGCGCTCCGGGCACGAAGCGCGACAAGGCCGCCTCGACGTCCCCCGCGTCCGGCGAGCCGCGCCAGTCCATGAACAACCGCACGCGCTTCGACGGGTTGCCCGAGCCCTTCGCTCCCGGCTTGCGTCCAGCCTTGGCCGCCCTCCGCATGATCTCGTTGGCGAGCTCCGCAGGCGCAGCCTGCTCGATCAGCTTCTCGCACGCCCGTCGGTCGAGCAGCGTCCGCTCAGCCGCGGGCCAGTCGGCCGCCGTCCGCGAGGCCAGCTCCACCTTGCGCGGCAGGCCCAGGCCGGGCAGTCGGCGGCACAGCAGCCGCAGGCCCCGAGCGTACTCGGCGTTCCGCGTCTTGCCCGAGCCCGCTCGGGCATGGAACACGACGGTCAGGCCGAAGCGCGACGGCTCCACGGTGAACGTGGCGTCCACGAGCTGCCCGTCCTCGAAGATGCGCACGCTAGTTCGCCCCGGGCGCGTCGACGAACTGCGCCATGTGGTTGGCGAAGTGCCGGATGATGCGGAGCCGGTCGCGCGCGTTCATCGCGGCCAGTTCGTGGTTCGGCACGATCCGGACGCGCCGCTCCCAGCTCTGCAGGTACACGGCCCAGTACGTGACGCTGCCGTCCTTGTGGCACGTCGGCGCGATACTGTTCGGCCGGACGGCGACGCGCGTCGGCGCTGTCGCCGGCATCCCAGGCTCCACCATGTCGTGCGCCCCCTCCGCGAAGAAGTGACCCTGGCACTCCGCGTTGGCCGAGGGCCCCTTGTACTCGGGCGGCGAGCCCGCCGCCTTCCAGCACGCCTCGTGGTACACGGTGCCTCGCATCGGGTAGCCGATGTCGCCACCCGCTGCGCCCATGACGCGGCCGTAGCCGTCGTACGAGCCGACGAGCGGAGACTTGCGGCCGTACTTGATCACGACCACCTGATTCATCCAGGCGTTGATGCGGTTCGTCGCGTGCGGTGCGAGCATCGGATGCCCACAGCACTCGCAGTTGTAACTGAACAGACCCATGACGTTTACTCCTTTGTGGCGCTCTGTGCGCCGGTTGCGGCGGCGGACGCGTCTGCATCCGCCTCCCGTTCAATGTGGAGCCAGCGCCCCACGTCATAGTCGAAGGCCGCGTGGTACTCGGCGGTGAACCGTTCGAACTCCGCCGCCGACAGCACGATGCCCGAGCTGGTGATGCCGCTGATGCCGGCGTGGAACCTGGCCAACAAGCGCAGGTTGAACAGCCGTACGAGCAGCTGCGGCGAGCCGCACGCTGGCGAGAGCCAGTCGTCGCTGCCGTCCACGATCACCGCGCCCGGGTAGTCCCGGAACACCTCAGCCTTGGCCGCCCGCACGCCGTCGAACGTCGGCATGTAGTTCACGAACCCCGACGTGCCGCAGTGCTGGTCACCACGCACGCGCCCGGACGCGTTGTAACGGAGCACCTTCGCGTTCGCCGCTGCGACGGCCTGCGCCTCTGCGATAGGCATGCTGTGCGTCGTCATGCCGTGTCCTCCAGCTCAGCTGAGGTCGAAGCGGCGGCCGGCCGGGACACATAGCCGCTCTCCAGCAAGTGCAGACCACAGATGGCCGAGCGCATACGCTGCCACCAGAGGTGAAACTGCGTTACCGGTGAGGTGGAGTCGGTCCACCCGACCGGGAGCCCCTGCAAGACTTCCGTGAAGGTGGGGTTGAGCAGCGGCTGGCCATTGCGCCCAGTCGCCGACCCGTCCGGCACGGGGAGGATATAGAGCACGTCGGTCAGCGTCCAACCAGCGTGGTGCCGAGACTCCGCTCCACGGGTCCGGTTGCAAGTCGCGTTGCGTGACGCCCGAGCGTCCAGCGCCGTCGGCGTGGGCCAGTACAAAGAGCCGCGCTCGCCCTTGAGAGGCGCCAACCGCAAATGCGTCGACGACGATCGACGCGGTCCGGTATCCGAGACGTCCGAGGTCCGAGACGATGACGCCGAACGCTTCGTTGTCTTCGAGCGCCGGGACGTTCTCGAGGAAGACCCAGCCGGGCTCACACTCTCCGATGATGCGCTTGGCGTGCGGCCACTGCCATCGGGGGTCGGCGACGCCCCGGGCAGCGGCAAGGTCACGACGGTTGCCAGCTCGGCTGAAGGGCTGGCACGGGATGCCCGCAGTGACGAGATCCACGACGCCACGCCACGGTCGGCCGTCGAAGGTGGCAAGCTCATCCCAGACAGGAGCCGGTGCCATGGCCTCGTCTTCCATCCGCGCCACGAGAGCGGCCGCGGCGCTGTCTTGCCGCTCGACAAAGCACACAGCGTGGGCTCGGGGGTCACAGAGTCGGACGCCGAGCTCGAGTCCGCCGATACCGGCACAGAGTCCGAGGACCCGTGGTCCGCTGGCACGTACAGAGCTGGCACGTACAACCACAAGGCTAGTCCTCCCTTCGCGCGTCGAGCTGCTCGCGGACAACGCGCACGACGCACGCGAGCCGCAAGAGCGAGCTATCGTCCGTGGAGAAGCCGTATGCGCTGAGCTGGTCGGCGAAGTCCTGCAGCAGCTGCGACGTCGCGTGGTCCATCGCACGGGCGAGCACCTTCGTGTTGAGGTCCGCCGACGCGGGGAACACCAGGTTGCGTTGGATGCTCATCGACTAGTCCTCCTTCTCCATCGGGTAGCCGTAGCAGGTCACGTGCAGCCGCTCGGCGCGCCCGTCACCGCGCTTCACCTTGTAGTGCTCGAACGTGGGCATCAGCTCACCAAGCGATGCACCGAACCAACCCTCGGCGCAGAAGTTCCAGCCCTCGTCGAAGGCCGAGACGTGGAACTGCAGCGTCGGGTACTGCTCGGCCAACGCCTTGAAGATCGGTTCCGGGACTGACCACGCCGTGTCGAACTGCGCAGTGATGACTCCCGGCTCATCATCATCACCGGTGAGCGACTCCGGCCCCGCGGCGTCACGCCACTTGAAGTCGTAGCTGTTCCACTTCGTGCCCCACTTGGCGACGTTCCACGAGTACCAGGACCCGTGGCCCTCGCACTCGACGATGGAGCGCAGGAACGCGTGCGCCTCTGCTCGCCAGTCCGCACCGTGCTGCTTGTCCATGACGCGGATGAGGTCGTGTCCAGCTCCGGGCGTCCACTCGATCGCGTGCTTGGTTGGTGCGGGCGCCGAGCTCTTGCGCCGCAGTCGGTTCCGTGGGTCGGGCACACCACCGTGGTGCATCAGCCCGTACGACTGCGCCGTAAACTGATTATCGTTGTTCAACGCCGCAATCACTAGGGCGAGCGCGCCCTCAGTGGCGACCGACGACGCGTCCCCCAGCGCGGCCGGCGGTACGACCACCGACTCGAAGTCGAGCGTGATCACCGGCGCCGGGACGATCCCGGTGACCACACTCGCCGGTCCTGACTTCTCGTAGATGTGCCGGTCGATGAAGGCGCGCAACGCGCCTTGCGGTCCGTGGACCGCGAATACGTTTGTCACGTGATTAGGCATGTTATGCCTCTCTTTCTGCCGAGCAGCGCTCAGCGGTAGCGGGTGAAGTCGAGGCGCTCCCGTGTGCAGCACCCTCGATGTCCCGTTCGTCTTGTTCTTGCTCCTTGTGCAAGCAGTCGAGGCACCGGCTGCCGTCAGCCAGCCACGCCTCGAGCGTGCACTCTACGCAGTAGCCCACGTCGGGCTCGACCAGCGTCCAGTGCGAGTCGTGATCGCTCACAGCAGCGGCACCTCGCCGTAGCACTTCTTGCAGCAGTGGGTACCGTCGACCCACGTCGTGTAGGCACCGCAGCACGGCGACATGTCCGGCGACGGCACGACGTCGTCCGTGCTGGCCACGTTGCTCAGCACCGGCAGCGACTTGCGCATGCGCCGATACCCGGCCATGGCGCCCGCCGATCCGTGAGCTGGGTTCCAGATGTGCGCGCGCTGATCGTCCTCGCCCTTCTTACCGTTGCACAGCCCACAGTCTCGGCACTGCGGCGTCGTCGGGTCGGTCGCCCGATACGGGCACTGCGCCACGTTGAGGCCGGCATCAGCCAGTGCAGCGAGCGCAGCGGGCGCCTCGTCTTCCAGCATGGACAGGTAGAAGCGCCACCCGCGCGCCGCAGCCTCCAGCGCGCCCTCGACAGTCTCCACCGACGCCATCGCGGCCGCCGAGTGCCGCTCGTCGCACGTCCGCCAGTCGTGCAGGTACGAGCTGTGACCGCGCGAGCCAGCTCCGGCGTAGTACGCCTCGAGCAGCTGCTCGGTCACCTCGAACGGCACGGCCGACTGGTTGCCGTACGCGCCGCCCCGGAGGAACCACCGCGACAGGCGAATGTGCTCGAGCACATCGCAGGCCGACGCGTCCGGGTACTTGCCGGCGTGGAACGACTTCCAGACCATCAGCACGCCGTTGACGAGCACCACGTAGCAGCCGCCCATGCGCAGCGGGCAGTTGCCACAGATGCTCCCGTCGTAGCCGAGCCTGCGCGCCGTGACCGGGTCGACGTCACGCAGCAGCGTGTGGACCTGGATGCACGCGCCGGTCTTCGTGTTCCGCGACGGGTCGATGGTCCCGACCGCGATCTGGACGATCGCCCGCCCGTCATACAGCGACGGCCCGTCATAGAGCACGACACCGTTCGGCGGCCGACGCCGGGAGCGCTGCGCCCGACCCATGACCTCCGCGGAGACAGCGGCTGCGCGGTCGGCGCTAGCGGCGGCGCTCATACCGTGTCCTCCTCGAACAGCTCGGTCGCCTCGCGCTCCTCCGCAGCGCGCTCCTCCAACGACTCGACGAACGACTCGAACACGCCCTCGCGCGCCATGTGATCCATCGCCATGTCGAGCAGCGTCGCGTTCGACCAGCCCTGGTCCTGGCAGAGCTGGTTGAAGCGACCGCCCGCCGCGGACCCGCCGCCGTCCACGAACAGCGGCATCAGCTGTCGTCCTCGTCCTTCTCCGGCCGCATCGGCATCACGACCATGAACCCGTCGGCGAGATCCGAGTAGACGCGAACAGGGGCCAGCTCATCGTTGCCCTCGATGGTCGTCGACCCGTCACCCGCGCCGCACGCCTTGAGCGCGTCGAGAAGGAATGACGTGTTGAGTCCGACCGTGCACGAGCCCGACGAGTCGAACGTCTCGACGCGCCGCGCCTTGCGGTCCTTCACGCAGGTATCCAAGGCGGTGGAATCGGGGTGCACCACCACCGCCACCCGATGTATCTTGGACGGCGCGGCCTCGCGGTGCTTCTTCGCATCTGCCTTGGCCGCGTCCTTGGCCACCGTGAGCTTGCGGTACTCCATCGCGTTCGGCCGCCCCTCGCCCTCACGTGCGTCCTTGCACGCAGCCATGGCTGCCTTGACCGTCGCGCGATGCTCGAGCACCCGGCCGTCGTACGTCTCGCGCCGCGTCACGTACCGCTCCTTGAGCGCCTTGACCGACTCGGCCAGCGCCTCCTTCAGCGACGCCGTCATCACCTTCGTCGACCACGCGTGCGAGCTCGGCACCACTTGTCGCCAGTCCGGGAAGGACTGACGGCTGAACGTCGACTGGCCTCGCCGATCGGGCTCGGCCCACGCTCGATCGGCGTCGGCCAGCGCCGACAACATCGCCGTCGGCATCGTAACCAACGTCCGGAGCTCGCGCTTGTTGGTCAGCGGCACCGACCAATCGCGAGGCAGCCGAAGCCCGGTCACCCGCGCGACCGTCAGCCGGTGACCGTCAGTCGTCACGATCACCGCGTCCTCGCCTCCCATATCGCGCTCGACCCTGAACGCTCTCAGGTTGAGCCTGTCGTCCGACCAGCTCACGCTGTACTGCGCGCGTCGCAGCGCGCCGCACAGCTTCTTCGCGTCGGCCACGGTCAGTCCCGTAGGCGTCGCCGTCTCTTCTTCATTCATACTCGTATCCTTTCTGGGGGCGTCGCCCCCGGTAGCGAGTGAGGGCTCAGCGCTCTCGCGCATGCCCTCCTCGCTGAAGCACCATCCGGTGACGGTGCGAATCGTGAGTGCTGCAGCGTTAGGCAGGAACGACAGCCCACCGTGCGCTGCTGGCGAGCACTTGCGGCACACGATCTTCGAGAAGACCAGCTTGCCTCCGTGCTCGACGTCGATCGACTGCGACCGGTGCGCATCGAGGATGCCCTTGCACCGAGCGCAGAACATCTGCATCCCGACGAAGCCGCGATGCGCCTCGAACTCGATCATCGAGCCGACGCTGCCGACTTCCGTGCCCAGCACGCGGTCTGTCATGACGACGACTCCGTGTCGTCCGTGTCGTAGCCCAAGAGCGTCTTGCACTCATCGGTCAGGTTCGGTTCCACGTCGTTGACCGAGCACCACTCCAGCGCCGCGTGCAGCCCGCGACGCTGCGCGTCCGCCCGCGTCTTGTGGCCGTACTCGAACGACACGATGTCCTCGACGAACGAGCCGGTCGCGCTGTCCACGGTCACCGTGAGCTGGTAGCCGCAGCCGTGCGGCAGCTCGTCCACCTGCACGTAGCAGCCGTCATCTTCGGAGCCGACGTACAGCTTATCCCACTCATCGTCGTGCTCGATCATGAGTGTGAGCATCGAGATGACGTCGTTGTTCAGCTCCTCGAGCAGCAGCTCCGTCACCCCCGGCACCGAGAGCAGCTGCGCCGTCGTCATACCGTCGAGCACCGTCTCCAGCCCCGCTGCCATCGCAGAAGGCGTGATCCAGCCGTTGTCGTCGCGCGACACTGCGCTAGTCCATCCAGTCGTCGGGACCGCCGTCGTCGTCCGGGTCGTACTCCGGACCGTCGGCGTCGTCGGCCCACTGCGTCTCGGCGTGCTCGTAGCAGGCGTCCAACAGGTCCGCGTCCCCGTACAAGGCGTCCATATCGGCGCGCGACGTAACCCACGGCCGATCGATGCGCGCTGCCGACAGCACGTCGACCTCGCCGCCCTCCGGCGGATAGCAGCGCTCGATAGGTCCGGTAACGCAGCCCGGGTCGCCCGGCGTCGCCGTGAACTCGACCCGCCACGTGGCCACGACGCCGCCGTCCTCGTCGAACTGGTGGCAGTCGAACGTGAACTCGGTCATCGCGTGCCTCCTCGCGACGCGCGCGCCGCGCACGTCGGGCCGCGACCCGCGATGATCGACTCCGGCACGGTCAGCCACAGGTTGCAGTCGATGCACTGGCGAGCGAGGAACACCTCAAGCTGCGGAGGCACGCGCTGCTGCATGAGGTTCGACCAGAAGTACTGGAACGCCTTGTGCGCGACGGAGTCCTCATCCGGCGTCCCGCCCCACGGGTACTTGAACGTCGCGCCGTTGTAGTAGTACCGCCGCTCGAAGATCAGGCCCAGCCTCACGTAGTCGGCCGAGTTGTTGGAGCCGTACAGCGTGCGGACCATGTGCACCGAGCGCTGGTCATCCTTGACCGGCTCGGCCAGCACTTCGTACGTGCGGCGCGCCTCGGTCTTCTTCGACCGCAGCGTCAGCCGGACGTGGCCACCGAGCACGATGTCGGCCAGCTGGTCCACGTCGAACTGTTCGGCGTCGAACTGCGCCGGTCCGAGCACGCCTGGCACCACGGGCACGTGCTCGATCATGAGCGGTACACCCCGCACACGGTCGTGCTCACGATGTCGACGTCGTACCCGTCCAGCAGGTCCGAGACGCGCGCGACGATGTCGAGCTCGTCATGGTACCCGGACTGCCACGGCGGCCAGCAGCCGTCCGATGCCTCCGTGTAGATGGTGACCAGCGCGCCGTTACTGTCGCCGTGCGGATCACCCACGACCACGTGCTCGTGCACGAGCAGTCGCGTCGCCCGGGCAAGCGGGGCGTTCCTCGCATCACGCACCCAGCCAGCTCGCGGCACCGCCGCGCAGATGGCCAGCGCAACGTCGATTGCGCGCGGACGCACGGAGCTGCTCACGAGCCACACCCGTACTTGTCCTGCAATCGAGCCAGCTCGCTCAGATCCACCGCGCGCGCGTCCGCCTCGGCTGCAGCGCGCAGCTTCTCGCGCCAACCACCAGCATCGAGCCAACGCAGGAACGAGCGCTCGACGTCCGAGTACGAGTGCGTCGGGTCGCCGTAGCACGGCCACCGCAGCACGTGCTCGACCCACGAGACGTGCGAGACGGGGCCAGCGAACCAGAAGTCCCAGAACCCACCGCGGTCGTAGTGGGCGATGTGCCCGAACGTCTGCGACAGGCGCCGGTACAGCGTCATGGTGAACAAGCGCTGCTCGAACCCGGACTCGACGAAGCGAACCAGCGCCGTGTGGAACCGGTGCTTGTCGGCCGTCGAGCAGAACGCCGTGGCCACGAACGTGTCCGCGCGAGGCGTGCTCATGCGCAGTGCCTACAAGGCGACGGATGGTCGAGACGCGGCTCCACCGTCCCATACGTCTCAGTGAGCGTGCCCAGGTCGCGCAGCGCCGACTCGATCGACTCGGCGTCCATCCACCCGACCGTGAGCGACTCGACCACGGCCCCGTCGGACTCGCGGATCACGACGAACTCGGCTGCGCCGTCCTCGCTGAACGCGTCGTTCAGGAGCAGGTGCCCGGCGTGCCGGAACCCGACACACAGGCACCACGAGTGCGCCACGAGCTTCGCAGCCAGCTCCGCAGCATCCGCGACGTTCGCCACGTCGAACACCCGTCTTGTGTGCATCATGGCTAAGCCGTCACCTCGATGCGCACCGCGCACTCGAGCCGGGCCGCCATGGCCCTCGCCGCCTTGGCCTGGCGGCGGAACTGTTCGCTGAGGCTGCCCATATCAGGCCCGAGGGCGAGCCTGTTGTACTCGTCGGCCGCTACGGCCAACGCATGGATGAGCGTCCAGCGCTCATCCTCGGTCAGCGCGCAAGGCGCCTTCGTCATTGTTGTGTCAGTCATGCTTCCTTCAATCTGCCCTTGCGGGCGGGTACACGCGGACGGACCGCGCGTCATTGTGCGAGCGCTCCGGGCCTAGCCCGTGCCCTCGCCGTCGATCGGTTCCAAGGTGAACGCCGTCAAGAAGTACCGATCCCACTTCTTGTAGATCAGCGCGTTGCGCGGCCCGCTCACGCACCAGCCGCATCGGCCCGCCGGCGTGTCATGGGCCACGGTGCTGCGTGGCGCCTTGCCGAGCACGTGCCAGCCGTGCGTGTCGTGCGCCACACGACGAGCAGCTTCCGCGGTGGTCACGGGCTTGCCGTCATCGCCGACGAGCAGGATCAGCTCGCCACAGGCCACGAAGCGCAGCACGCTGTAGTCGTCGCGCCGCGCACGTCGACCGCCGCTCTTCTTCGCCGTCATGACACGGCTCCCGGGAGCAGCGCGAGCAGCGCAGAAGGCACAGGCACCGTGACCTCGGCGGGCACCGTCGTTGGGCCCACCACGGTGTGCGTTCCGTCCACCGCGTAGCAGTGCCACACGTGCAGCTGCCCGTGCTCGACGTCCGGGTCGATGCGGTCATTCGGGTACGGCTCGTACGCGAGCTCCTCAACGTCCTCGGGGTTGCTGGTGTCGAAAAGGTCACGCCACGTGCGGCGCCGCCTGGCCACGACGGCCTCGAGCGACGTCACGCTATCCGGGTCCTCGAACTGCGGCTCCCAACGGTGGCCGCAGCACTGGCACGACGTCGTGTAGAAGTAGAACCCCAACGCACGGAACCGCTCGTCCGCGTCGTCGCTCGTGGTGGCCTGGACCCAGACCTCCGAACCGCTGCGCCCGTCCACGATCATCCCGTCAGAACCTGTGGGGTTCTGGTCGTAGCGATACCAAGCCGTCGTCATGACATGAACCTCTTCGCGAGGCGCACGATACCGCGCGCCGTCTCGCCGTCCTGCGCCACGGCCACGAGCACGCCGAGCAGCTCGACGGTCTCGACCACCGACAGCGGCTCGAACGGCTTGGTGGTCATCGCCCGCCACCCAGCGGCGTGCGCGCTGCCACGACCCTCGTGGTCGTCGCACACCTCGATGATGTACGACTTGCGGCCGTAGCGCGTGCCGGCCCCGGCGTGCAGGTCCTTGGTCGGATCCCGCATCGACAGGTCCGCAGCGCACACCTCGTCGACCTCGAAGTCATTGAGCGGGCGCAGCCCGATGCAGCCACACGAGTACTTGACCAGCTCCATAGCTACTGCACCTCCACGACGGTCGGCGCGAACTCACACACGCTGCACGACACGGCCACAGCCTCGGCCTCGACGGCGTCTGCCCAGACCACGGCCGAGCCGTACACGAGCCCGTAGCCGAGCATCGACAGCACCACCAGCCAGGCCAGGTCCTGCAGCACGCGCATCAGGTGATGCTCCGCGCGTCGTCCGGCGTGAACACCAGCGAGTCCACCAAGGGCACGCCGAGCAGCGTACCGGCCTCGGCCAGCCGTGCCGTGATCGCGAGGTCCTCGTCGGACGGCGTCGTGTCACCGCTCGGGTGGTTGTGCGCCACGATGATCTGCGCGGCGAACGCCTTGAGCGCTGGCGCGAACACCTCCCGCGGATGCAGGAGGCACGAGTTCAGCGTCCCAGTGGCCACGACGTCGAAGCCGATGAGGCGACAGCGCGTGTCGAGGTACAGCGCCAAGAAGCTCTCCTTGGCCCACGACAGCTTCCGCTTGTCCATGATCGCGCGACACGCCGCCGCAGCCACGTCAGCGTCCGTGATCTTCTCCGACGGGTCACGGTCCGCGACGATGGACACCGTCACGGTGCGCAGCTTCATCTTGTAGCGCATCACAGCACGCGCCTCACAGACTCGGCGAACCGCGAGTGCGGCGAGCCCGGCGTCCAGTCGGGCGCCTGTGGGATCGGCCCGGCGATCGTCCGGCTCGGGTTGAGCCAGACGCCCGTACGGTCAGCGATCACGGCCGCCTCACCGACGGCCGCCACGGCCATGCCGGTGTCCGAGTACATCCGGTACACGAGCTGGCAGCAGCCCGCGCCAGTACGCGCGACCCACATGCTACAGCCCCTCCCGGTACACGAAGCGGCCCGCGACCAGGTCCTCCGACGTCTCGGCGACGGCGAACTTGGTGCAGTACGTCCGCGCTCGCACGAGCTCGACGGCGTCCGCAGGCGTAGGCGCCTTTGCACGACGCACACGGAACACAGACGAGGTCGACAAGTCGCGGCGCTTTGGCGCCTGCCCGGCCACGAACCACACGGCAGTGCCGCCGCTCACGAGAGACGAAGCCTCATGCCCGTACGCAGCATCGGCAGCACGAGCCACCGGTGCCAGCGGGACCGACGAGGCAGCGCACGACTCAGCTCCAAGCCGAGATCGTGCAACGCCACACCGACCACACGCGCGATCCGGCGACGCATGGGCTACGACTCCTCCGGCGGCAGGTGCGACCAGATGTCTTCGATGAGCACGTCGTCCTCGCTGTAGAGTACGGGCACCTCATACCGATCGCCGTAGTTGCCGGTCACGACGTGGTAGTCATGCAACTCGGTCCACCCCGACGGGCGGAACTCGACCGTGCAGTCGTAGTAGCTCGTCCGCCAACAGCGCGTGCTGTCTCCGTCTGCGGTGAAGCAGCGGAAGACGCGGACCTCGGCATCGTACGCTTCGGCCACGACCTGGGCGGTCATGCTACGACTCCTCCGTCGGCACGTGCGCAGCGAACACGCGAGCGAACGCAGCTTGCTGAGCAGCCCGGCGCTCACGCACGTCGGACGCGACGGCGTCCTGCACCACCACGTGCTCGCTGCCGCGCACACGAGTGCGCGTGCCCGAGCCGACCACGGCCTTGCGCTTCGCCCAGCGGGCGGCGCGATCGCGACGAGTCGTCACTGCGACGACCTCAGCTCACGCGCCACGTCGTGCGCAGCGTTCGACGCCGTGTCGTAGTCGACACCATCGGCCACGAGCTGGCCCTGCTCGGCCACGCCCGCGCGCAGCTCCGCATCGGCCACGTGGCCAGCCGGCCACACGTGCACGTGCACCTCGCCGGTGACGTCGTACACGACCGCGGACGTCCACTGGCCGTCGAACACGTCGACGCCGCCGCTCACAGCAGCACCGCCTTGCGGTCGAGGACCACCGGCCCCAGCCCGAACAGCATCGGGCGCTCGCGCACCACGTGGCCCCCGTCGGGGAGCCGGAACGTGGCCACGTCGGCCCCGTTCCGGTGGTGCCGGCTCACCAGCACCGCGCCGGGCTCCAGGCCGAACATCGCGGCCACGCTGCGCTGCGCGCGCTGCTTGCGCGCGCGTCGTCGCGCGTTGCCGTTCATCGCGACACCTTCACGCCGAAGTCGAGGGCCAACGCCTCGAGCGCCGTCCGCTCGAACTCGCGGCGCTCGGCCTTCTCGGCCGCGAGCCGCTTGGCCTCGGCGCGGGCGGCCTTGGCCTCGGCGCGACGCGCGCCGTCGACCAACGCCTGGGCCTTGCGACCCAGCTCCGCGGCCTCGCGGAGCAGCGCGACCTTCTGGTCGCGCCGGGTGCGACCCAGCCGGGCCTTGGCCCGGAGCTGGACCGCCTTGGCCCGCAGTTCCTTGACCGCGGCCGTCCGCTCCTCCACGGCCTCGGCGCAGTGGTCGGCCCACTGCTCCTGCCGCGCCTTGCGGCTTGCGGCCTCGGCCGCCTGGGCGGCCAGCGCGCGGGCCTCGTCGCTCGCGTCGGCCACGATGCTCGCGACCTCGACCTCGCGCTCGGCGATGTCCCGGAGCTCAGCAGCCCCGGGCGCATCCGGCCCGGTCAACGGCGTGTCCAACGCCCGACGGACCGCCTCGACATCCCCGGCGGCCTTGAACCGGCCACCGGCCCCGCGGCCAGCGACCTGGCCAAAGGCCACGGCCGCAGCATGGCCGATCTGCCGGTCCGCCTCGGCGCGGACGGCCTGCTTCGCGCCGTCCAACGCAGCGAGGTCGCCCTTCGCCTCGGCCACGAACGAGCGCATCTCGCTCGTGGCCGCCTTGGCCTCCGCGACTTCAGCAGCGAGCGGGGCGATGTCGCCCCGCGCCGCCGCGGCTCGCGCCTTCAGCGCCCCCAAGGGGAATGAGGACTCGCGAACCTTGCGTGCTTCGTCGCGCTGCTGGCGCCGTTCGGCGCTCTCGCGTCGAGCGCTCTCACGCTCAGCGCGACGGTCGCCGCGCGCCGTCTTCCGGCCATTCTTCTTGCGTGCCATGGTGGCACCTCCGTTGTGGGGCAAAGCCCCGGTGATGTTTGTCCGCTGGGAGCGAGGTCACCGCGTGCGGACTCGACGCGGTGACCATGACGGCAGGACTGCCGCCCACGTGTGCTCACGAGTGCATGCTGCACTCATGCCCACACGTGGACAGCGCCACCGACAGCGTGAGCTGCCGATGGCGCGTCCCTTGGCTACGACAGTCGGACTAGGCGGGACCTAGGCGGTGAGGCGCTCGGCCAGCGCCACGACCTTCTTGTTGAGGTTGCGGCACTCGGCGGGCGTGCGCGCCCCGTACGAGGCGACCTGCGTAGTGCCGTCGAACACCTGGATCCAGCGGCCGTGGGTGCGCAGGCCGAAGCCGTAGCCGGTGGCGGTGCTGTCGAGGTTGTACTTCTTGATGATGTAGGACGCCATGGTTGGCTCCCTTTCTGGGGCTACTCGCCCCGGTGATCGACCCACCGAAATGGCAGGTCGAAAGCGTGAAGTTGTAGGTGGTAGGCCCAGCGAGCCGGGCTTAGCGCGCGTCAGTTAGCGGGCGCTCTCGGCCCCGACGCCCGCGCGCCCTCGGCCCCAGCTTGCGCTGTCCAGGGCGAGCCCGTACTCGTCGAGCAGGCTGGCCAGCCCATCCGGGCAGGCGTCCGCGTCGAGCGGGGCGTCGGCGCTGTGTCGGTGCGGCGACGGCAGGACAGGCTCAAAACCTGCCGCCACGCCCTCTCGTGCCTCGTGTGCGTCGTACATGACGGACACGGCTAGCGCCCCCTGGCCACGGGCCACAGCTCGGACAGTTCAACGGCCAGCTCGACGCGCTGGCCACGGTGGCGCTTGTCGAGGCGGACGGTCGCTTCGCCGTTCAGCCTGCGGACGGACGCGACGCGCCCCGTCCGCCCGTCGGCGAGCGCCACACGCTGGCCCCTGGCCACCGGCGCGGACCTTGTGCGGATCACACGACTCTCGGCCGTGCGGCTGGCCACGGCGTCGAGCTTGGCGAGCTCCGGCTCGAGGGGGCCAGCGTCCCACCCGGCCCCCTTGGCGGTGCGCGAGCCGCCACTGGCGCGAACGCGGACTTCACCAGTGGCGTTCGACAGCAACCGGCCACGAGGGTGGCGCGGACCCTCGGTCGGCTTCGGCCGGGCGCCGCGCTTGAAGGTCCACCCGGTGGACGGGTGGACCTGTGTCTCATTCCAGCGGCCACCGCTCATGCCGCGGCCTCGGCCTGTGCCTCGGCGATCAGCGCCGCGAACGGCGTCACGGCGGGCTCCGGCCGGTCGAACACGGTGTGCAACACGGCGTCGAAAGCCTCGAACGTCTCGGCCAGCACGACGGTCTCGCCCGGAGGCAGAGCCGCCGGCTTGGGCGTGATGTGGGAGCCGCACTCCGGCACGGGGGCCGGAGCGAGCAGCGCTATGCGGTGTGCGTAGTCAGCGAGGGTCATCGTGCGACTCCCGCGAAGACGCAGGCGGCGCGCAACGGCGCGTGCGTCTCGTGGTTCTCGGCCTGCAATCGACGACGGGCGACCGGCCAGGTCGTCTGGTGGCACCACAGCGGCAGGGGCGCGAGTCCCTGCTCGCGCCGCCACTGATCGTAGGAGGCGGCGGACACGTGGCTGCGAAGCGCCACGGCCTCGGCCACGAGCGTGCGGTCCGCGTCGAACGCGCGGTCCGGACCGTTGGCTTTGATGTCGGCCAGCCACGGCTCTAGCCTGTCCGAGAAGGTCGGGCTCTTGTTGTTGATCCAGTCCATCATCGAAGGATCCAATCTGGGGCGCGCTGGCCCCGGTGGCCACGAGCCGCTGGCTCGCGGGCGTGCGTGTGGGGGCTGGCCATCCTGGCCACTGGCCACGGGCCGCGCGCACGGGCACGCGGGTGGCCACAGGCAACGCGCACGGCCAGGGGTCGAACCTGGCCATCACCTCCCCTCCAACGGGGCGTGCGCACGAACCGGCCAGTGGCCAGGGGCTCAGGCTTTGTACTTCTCTGAGCTGGTTCCCTGGCCACGAGCACGACGGCGCACGAGCATGCGCGCGGGTGTCCGGGCTCCTACGCTCGGCCGGTCTCCCGGCCGCTGACGTCCGTGTCATTGCGAGCTACTGGTGAAGTCCGGCGGTTCCGACTGGCGGAATCGCCGGGCCGCAGTCAGACGTCGCTGCGTACCCCGAACTGCGAACGCGCGCCCATGCCCTAGCATGGTGCGTCGTCTCGGTTCGTAAGGTGCGCCGCTCCCGGTTCCGGTTGGCCGGTCCCCCATGCTCGTTCGCGTATGGGTCGGAAGCGTTGCACCTCTACCGCAGTCAAGCGGCTGTCGCCCTAGCGCCGATGGCGCATGGTAAGGCGTGCCTATGCGGGTGTGACGGACAAGCGGACGGGATGCCGTCGGCTTGATGGTGTTGACCGTATCCGCAGTGATGCGCGCGCTAGCAGGCGCTAGCGCGGTGCGGTGTCGGTTCTCGTCGCGGGGTTGCGTGCCCTAGGCGCACGCAATGTGTCGCCCCGTACCTAGTTCTCCCGCGAACCCAACGTCCGCGACCTTGCTTGCCATTTGTTCGGCGCGTTGCTCCTTGCTGCGCAGAAAAGCACGGACGGCTTGGCTCGGTCGGTTGTCGCTGGATTCGAGAACGGATGCCCATGGTCAGCCCCGGTGCACGTGCCGATCTGCAACGCGCGCAACGCCCGGGTCCTAGTGCATCGAATGTAAAAGAGCGTGATCGGCGCGTTCTGTGCGGCTACGGTGCACTGTGCTTTGCCCAAGGGTTCCGGTCGGCTTATGGTAGGGTCGGTTGTCCGAGTGACCTACCCGCGTCGGGGTTGGGCTAGGCGCGACAGAACGAGCAAGTGCGGGCGGTAGGTGCGACCCTACCGCCCGCGGTCCTGCGGTCCTGTCGCGCGCTAGGCGCTCGCCTGCGCGTCCGCCTTCGCCTTCGCCGCTTCCGCCTTCACCGTGGCGTTGCGCGCCTGCCTACCGGCGCTGCGTGCCTTGCGGCTGAGGCGCTTGTCGCCGGTCCGGTCCGCCTTGCTCTGAAGCGCCGACGCGCTACCCGCGAGACACTGGAGCATGCTCAGACACAGCGACACGCGCAGGCTGGTCAGCCGCTTGGCGACGTTGGTCGCCTTGGGCGTCTTGCCCGAGGTACCCGCCACGGTGATGACGTCGATCGACGCACCCGAGCGGAAGTAGAACGCCTTGCCGGGCTTGCCGGAGTACTCGCTGCGTGCGTCCTGCGCGTCCATGTCGCAGGCGCACACGCCGTACGTGCGGTCGAACCCGCCCTGCGCGACGGGGCGCACCTTGATCGACTTGGCGATCGAGATGATCAGCCCCATGAGTACGTCCGCCCCGTCCGCGTCGTTCCGCGCCGCGATCTGGGCCCTCGTGACGGGCTTGTCGAGGACGGCGGACACGTCCGCGTCCGTGAACACGGCCAAGTCCAGGGTAGGGTTGAGCGGCGCGTCGGCGGTCCCGATGGCGCGGTCGGTCGTGGCGTTGGTGTTCTTGTTCGTGGTCATGGTCGTTCCGATCTGCCCTGTGCGGGCGGTTTGCGTGCTACGGGCGGACCGCGCCGTGGGTCCGTATGACCCGCGGCGCGTCCGGTTTGTGTGTGTCCGTGCAAGCACGTCTGTAGCGTAGCATATGGTGACATCGTTAGGCAAAGTCGCAACCCCTTGGAATCGTTGGGGAAATACGATAGTTTGAAATGCAAGCTAGCTTGCTCCCCTCGGATACCCTACTTGACAGACGCTAATCGTGTCCGGACTTGACACCCGCATTTTTGTCCATGCGAGGAGTCGCCCCGTTACGTGGACACCGCTAGACGTTTTCGCCGCACCGACGACCGATCCCCCTTGCAAGCTAGCTTGCACGATCCACGGATCGGTCGACCCGCCGATCGACCTACCGCAGGACGGCTTGCAACTCGAGGGGAGCGCCGCAACCCCTCCTGCCGAAGGGCAAGTTGCGGCGCGCCCCGCCTCCCCTGCCGCAGGACAGCTTGCGGGGGTGGTGGACTGTCGCTTGCGCTCATTGGGGGGCCAAGCCCCTCCGCGGCGCGCCCCGTGTGCACGGGCTTAGGGTATCCCGCTGCCTACATGACGGGGGCCCCGCGCGCGCCTGCAGTCGATTCACCGGTCCGTGCGCCCATGCTACAAAAGACGCCATGACGTCCGAGACCTGCACCGCTTCCGCTGGCATCACCTGCTTACTCGTGGAGGACGATGCAGCGGTCGCAGGGCTAGTTCGCCGCTTCCTCCTCGACGCGCAGGTCATCATCGCGGGCTCGCTGTTCGAGGCCGAACGCCAGACTGCCACCTACGACTTCGACCTGATCATCGCCGACTCGAACCTCCCAGACGCCCGGGGCGCCGAGATCATCGAGGCGCTGCACGGCCAAGCTCCGATACTGGTGCTCACGGCCCACGAGGACGAACGGCTGCTTCGACTGTGCATCCGGGCTGGCGCGGACGACTTCCAGTCGAAGAGCACCATGCGCCGGCAGAATCTGCGCGAGCGCGTGCTGGTCATGCTCGCACGACGACGACGCGAAGCACAGGCAGCCGCGACGGCCGGACTGGGGTCGCTGATCGATGCGCGGGGTCCGCCGAACAGCCTCTACGACTCAGAGCGCAAGTTCGCGAAGCAGCTCCTTGAGCTGGAGCGGACAACCCGCTTGTCGGTATCCCGCTTCCTTGCCGCGGGGTAGCCGCGGTACAACGGAGCGGTGACCGAGCTGCTCGAAAAGTTGATCGACGTGCAGATCGCCGGGATCCGCGAGGCGATCGACGCTGGGTTCGAGGCGGCCAAGGAGCGGCATTCACGGCAAGAGCACGAGCTGGACACGCTTCGGGAGCGCATCAATGCGCTCCCGGCCGGCCAGGTCTCGGAGCTGGCTACGAAGCTGGCGACCTACGAAGCGCGGCACACACAGGCGCATGATCGGCTGGAGGAGCTGCGGCGGCTCGTGCTGGGTCCGGATCTCGAATCCGGACTGCCTGCGCGGCTAGACGCGCTCGAGGCGCGGGCCCCGGCGCTCGCGCCGTTGACGGAGCACACGCCTCCGCTCGGTGAGCGCGTCGCGTCGATGGAGCTCGAAGTCGCGGAGAACTCCAAGACGACGGCCGAGCTGCGTCGGTGGAAACGGCGCGTGCTCATCGCGCTCGGCAGTGGCGGCGGCATCGGCTTCCTGGGCGGCGGCGGCATGGAGAAGCTCGCCGTCTCGCTGCGGGCCGTGGTCGAGGCGCTGACCGGTGGCGGGGGCTGAGGCGGGACGGGGCGATGGTCCCGGTCCGGGTGTTGCGGTTCAACGGGCGCCGGCGCGGCGGCGACTTGTACCTGCTCGCCGAATTCTGGCGAGAACGCATGCGCCCGCCAGGTGTCGCCGACGCCGTGACGGCGCTACAGATGACGTGGCCGGCCTACCAGCAGGAGCGGTCCGTGATGCTCGCCTACATCGAGACACTGCTCGAGGATCTCGGCGACTATCTCCAGAACCAGGTGGTTCTGGTGCCGGTGTAGTCGGAGGTACAGTGGCGCATGCCGATCGTGGACGCCCAGCTCGCGCAAGCTGACCGGAACTACCGACGGCGGTCGTCCGAGGTCGTAGGTATTCTCAGTGGGTTCATGTGGGCCGGGCTCGGCGCCACGCTGGGTGACTTGCTCGGGGCCCCCGGAGGGCTCGACGGCATGGCCTTTGGTCTCGGCGCTGGCGCGGCGTTCGCTTTCGGCTTCGGTCTGTTCCGGCTCCATCGAGCTGAGGTCCGCGTCCGCAAAGCCATGTGGGCTCGCCGCGAGTAGCCACGAGATGCCGCGGCGATTTTGGCGGCGCCTCGCGCGCGCGTGACTGTCCGTACAGAAATTAGCTAGTCTGCCACACAGTTGTGTGGTACCACACAAGAGATGGACGACGAGACCACGACCACGCGTCGCGACTTCCTCCGACGGGCGACCGGCGCCTGCCTGGCCGTTGCGGCCGTTGGCGCTGGCGCACTGCCGACCGTGACGCCACCCGGAGCGGCGATCCGGAACATCGTCGTCCGGTTCAACGGCCGTGAGGTCGGATACGCGGCAGCATGGACGATCTGCACACCGTCGCCGCTCGAGCACGTCGAGCTCGATGCTGGCGTGATCGCGGACCTGGCCCCGACCTCCTACGACGTCTCATTCACTGCAAGCGGCCGCCCGCGAAAGGACAAGAACGATGGGTAAGAAGCGAACGCCAACGGATGCCGCCAAGGCCAAGCACGCGCGGAGGAAGCTGCGGCTGGACGCGGCGGCCGCGCCGCGGAAGAGGGCCGAGGGCCAGCAGCAGCGGCGGGACGCGCGACGTGCGCAGCTCGAACGCGCGATCGGCAAGTGGGAGCACCGCATCGAGGGGCTGGGCGCTTGCATCGGCGACGCGAAGCGCGAGATCGCGACGATCGACCGGAACGCCAAGGTGGCCGCGACGCTCGCGGCGGCCGCGGAGTGACGAATGCCACGTGACGACTTCGCAGAGCGGCAGGCGCAGCGCGCAGCCATCGAGCGCTGGCGGGCGACCTTCAAGCGCGCGGGCTTCGGCGACCACGCCATCGACTTCAGCTGGGTTCGTGCGCACGTGATCAATGCGATGGGCGCAGCGGTCGAGGCCGAGTTGTATCGTGACGCGCTGGAGCGGCAGAGTGATGGGTAGAGCTGGCATGAGCGACGACGCGCTGGTCAGCTACGACAAGCTGCAGGCCATGTTGCGCCGCGACGACCTGTTGGGCGCGTCGCTCCGGGCGTCGCTCGAGCGGACCGAGGCGCTGCTCGCCGACCGATTCTTGCCGCCGCGTAGCGGCTTCACCGTTCGACTGAAAGGGACACGCATGCTGAAACCACAACACCTACGACACCTCCTCCGTTCGTCGCGGAAGCCGAAGCGCTCGGAGGAGCGCGGGCTCGACCTCCCGGACGCGGCCTGGCAGCTGCTCGACGACGGGGCCGAGCTCATGCTCCACGAGAATCACGGCGCGTTCGTGATCGCCGACGGTGCGCTCGCGTGGCCGACCGAAGGCAAGCCGGCCGCGTACCTCGTCGACCGCGTCGTCGCGGAGTACGAAGCCAAGCGCGCCGCTGGTGGCAGCGCCGAGGTCGAGTGGTCCGGGGAGTGGCCGGTGGAGCCCGGCTTCTACTGGTTCTTCGGGCGCCGCGCGGAGGACCGCCTCTCGGAGCCTCCGGGCCTGCACGCTGCTCAGGCACAGATCATGGTGGAGTCGTTCCTCACGGCCGACGGCGAGCGCAAGTCGCGGGAGTTCCTGCTGGTGACGAGCGACGGGCGCCCGGTCGTCCGCGGCCAAGGCTTCACGCACGGTATGTGGGCGCCGATTCAGGCGCCGGACGAGGACGAGCTCCCGATCGACATGCTCGCGTCGATGCCACCGCCGGACCCGCAGCAGGGCGGCGCGGTCGTGCACTGCGTCCGCGCCGGCCAGTCGCTCTGCGGCGCGCAGATCGGTCCGGGCGCGACCGTCGCCCGCGTCACCCAGCTCGCGCTGATCTCGTGCCCGACGTGCCGGGCGCAGGCGGAGCGCGTCGGATGACGAGCGCCGAGCGCCGGAACGCCGAGCGCGTACCGCGTCCGAGTCCCGGGCGCTTCATCCTGATGCGGCAGGATACGGACGTCGACACCTGGCGGTGGATGCTCGTGTTCCGTGGCTACACGTACATGGCGTCGTCGTTCCTTCAGCTCGTGTGGATGTTCATCCGTTACGGCTGGGAGCGCGACGGCGCGCAGGGGAGGGCGGCACGATGAACGTGGTGGAGATGGTGAAGGCGCGACTCGCCGGCGTCCGCGCCGACGGGCTCGTGAACACGGAACTGGAGTGCGGCTGCGGCCTCGACGACTTCTACCCGTGCGGCACGATCGGCATGGCGTGCAGAGCTGCGCTCTGTGACGACGACGGCGACGGCATGTTCTACGCGATCGGGACCGAGGACGCGGAGCGCGTCCGGCGGCGCCGCACCGAGGCCGCGTACCGGGCGTCCCGCGCCGAGGCGCTCGCGGAGACGTTCCGCGTCGGCGATCTGACCGAGCTTCGAGACGCCGACCACTTCGCGAGCGCGGTGCACCCGTTCATCGGGACGTGTCCCGGCTGCGAGGGGATCCGGCACCGGCATCCAGCGGGACCGTGTCCCGACTGCGACTCGGTCGAGCCCATAGAGCCGCTGCTGCACACGCCGCCCGCGTTCGACTGGCAGGGCGCGTCTGCGCCCGACCTCATCGACTTCGGCGAGGGTCACGTCGTCTCGCTGCGCCGGTGCGACTGCGTGACGCGCGGCGAGCGGTGCATGGCGCGGACGATACCCAACGAGTTTCGGTGCGTCGTGCACCAGCCGATCATCACGGTCGAAGACGCGCTGCGCGGTCTCGAGCCCGTAGCGTGGGACAGGCTCGGCTTCGTCGCGATCGGCGATCGGCTGTCGATGTGGACGGGCGAGACGCGGACGGTGCTGCTTACGGGCGTCGACGCCGAGACGCTGCCGTTCGACGGACCGCAGCCGGAGGGCGCCGAGGCGTACCTAGTTCCGGAAGGCGACCTGCATACGGCGGAGCGCGCCGAGTTACTCAACGGCGTTACGGCCGTCGCATTCGTGAAGGAGTGAGCATGGACATCTTGAACGCACGAGCCGCGATCCAATCCGTCGACGCTGAGGGCACGATGCACGTGCTCGTCGAGGTCGAGTGGCCCGAGCGCATGCGCCGGGCGGCCCGCAACTCGCCAGGTGGGCTGCCGGCGATCAGCACGGCGCTCGTCGGCGAGGGCAAGAGCACGATTCGCGGGAGCACGGCTAAGTCGCTGTACGAGTCGGCGTCGGAGCGCGACAAGCGCGAGCGTGCGGAACGGAAGCAAGTGAGGCAGGCCAAGCGCCGAGCAAACAAGGCGCTGCGAACCGCGAGACGCAGCAACACCGCGCTGCCGATCGACATCATCGTGTCCGCGCTCGGCGACCTGCCGCCGGACCCCGTCATCTTGCTGCGCTCCGACAAGCCATACCCGGCCGAGATGTTCCGGGCGCTGTGCAAGGTGCTCTGCACCCGTTTCGGTGACGGCACGCAGGTCGTCATGCTCAAGAGCGCCGACACTCTCGACGTCGCGAGCCTGGCCGAGCTGGAGCAGCTGGCGGCCGAGATGAATCAGCGCTTCGGTGAGGTGCGCAACGAGAGCTGGGTCGCCCGCGCCCGCTTCGCGATCAGTGAGCTCGTCGCCCTCGCGGCGTTCGAAGGGCAGACGCGAGAGCTGGGTGAGGAGGAGCGGCAGCGGCACCGTCTCGGCATCGAGTCCGGGCCGGTCACGCACCTGCGGCAGCGCACGTTGGTCGACCGCACCGAGACTGAGATCAGCTTCCGCATCCGCGACGGCTTGCTGCCCCGCCTCAAGCTGGCCGAAGCCGAGCCGTGGACCAGCGAAGTGATCACGCACGGCGCCGACGACGACGACGACGGGCTCGGGCACATCCCCGAGTCCCGGCGTGCCGCGTTCCGGCCGAAGGTCCGCGAGCGGCCGCCCATACAGACCCCCATGCAGCGGACGTTCCACGTCGAGGACCTGTTCGGTACGCCGGGAGGTCCGGTGGCGATGGTCCGTCCCGGTCTTGACGTCCCGGAGCCTGGCGACCTCGTGTGGTTGGTCGACCAGCGGCAGCGCGGTGGTGGTCCCGGCAGCCTGCGGCCGTGGAAGGGCGCCAAGCTCGTCAAGGTGCTCGCCGTGCACCGTGTCGGCGGCAACGTCGAGGCCGCGAAGCGTGAGCTTCACGACAACTACGGCCTGCGCTTCGAGGTCGTGCCCGAGACGGTGCAGCCATGAGCAACGTGTGGAGCGTCATGGTCACGTGCGCTGGTCTCGACGAAGGCGGCAAGCTGTTCGCCGAGGCGATGCCGAACCGCTGCACCGAGTACGCGCACCGCGACTACGATGGTCCGCTGCGCGAGGTCAGTGGCGACGGTGGCGGCCAGCAGGGCTGGCACCTGGACGTCTGGCTCGGGAGCTACAAGGTCGTCGACATCGATGAGCTGGAGACGATGCTGCGCGAGTGGACTCGGGTGTGGAAGTACAAGGCACTGGAGCCTGGCGAGCAGCGCTTCTTCGACGCGGACCTCGTCTCGTGCTTCATCTGCTACGAGGAAGACGGCGGGAGTCATGCACGTCCGGTCCAAGTCTGGCCGCCAGCTCCGACCGGCGCGCCGTGCCCGCACTGTCGTCGTGTCGACCCAGAGCCGCAGCCGCGCACGCTCACTGCGCAGGAGGCGTGCAGCGGATGCAACGGACGGGCGACCACACACGAGCCGTGTCATGCGTGCGGTGCGCATGTCGCTCCGTTGGAGGTGCACGATGACTGACGAGACGCGCTCGAACATCGCTACTGCGCAGCAACGTGCTGCGATGCGCCGCAAGTTGTCGCCGTCGGAGCGCGCCGGCTTCGACAGGCTCCGGCCTACGTTCGCCGTCCGGGCGCGCGAGCGCAGCTTCGTAGCGCGCATCGCGGATGCGATCGCCGACGGCCGCTGCCGGGAAGGGCCGCGCGTCGTGTTGCGGTGGGATAACGGCCGCGTCTCGCTGGCCGAGCACGACCCGTCGCAGACGGCATTCAGCTACCCGCACACGCTCGAGTGGGCCGAGAAGAACGCCCGACTGCTGATGCCCGGCGACAAGCTCAAGTACGAGCTGCCCGACGACGACTGCGTGCCGGACGACATCGCTGTCGCCGCTGGCGGTGCGCTCGGCGCGCTGCATCGGCCGCAGCGTGCGGTCGAGCGCGACGGCGCGATCGGCCGCTTCTGGCGTCACGCACGCAAGATGTCCCAGTACGGGTCGCCGGCCACGTCGCTGTTCCGGCAGGAATTCCCCGGCACCGACCTCGACATTCACGGCGTCCCGCCGCCGCCGGAGCCGTACGATGACGAACGGACCTTGCGTGGCGGCCGTGGTCGCAAGCCGCCGCTGTCGCCGTACCTGACCGATCGCGTCGGCGACGTGCTCCGGGATGAGCAACGGCGCCGGCACGCGCGCGCGCACGCGCTCGCACTCTCACACTCAACAAGGAGGACATGATGACCGACAACGACAAGACCGCAGCCGGGACCCTGCAGCCGCCGCGCACGCCGGTGCTCGACAACAAGGGCGTGGCTCGCGCGCGCTATCCGGGGTGGACCGAGTTCCGGCTGGTCGACCTCGCCGCCGCGCCTGGCATGGTCGGCTACCCGGCGCCTGGGACCGTCGACGGCGATTCGTGGACCATCCTCGACGTGTTCGAGTCGGCCGAGGTCGTGCTGCTGGGCAAAACCCGCGATGACTACGTCGCCGGCGTCTGCGCCGAGCGCGACAAGGCCATCGCCGAGGCCCACGACGCACGGTCGTCGATGCGGGAGCAGGAGCGCCAGACGTCCCGTTTCCAGACCGACCTGGCCGTGGCCGAGGACCGGTTGTCCGTCGCGGAGGCCGAGCGCCGGGCGCTGGTCAAGGAGCGGGCGCGGGACAAGGACCTGCTTTGTCTCTTCGAGGCCGATTTCGCGACGCTCCGCAAGGAGCTGGGCGACGAGCGTCTCCGCGAGGTCGTCGGGCGCGCCGAGCCGCCGAAGCTCGAGCGCGAGGACGGCGAGCGTTATTCGCGTACGGACCCGTGCGACGCGGCGGACCTGCTGTGAGTCGCGAGACGCCGTCGCTGCCTGCGCCTGCGCCCTACACGGACGCCGAGCTGGAGGCGCACCAGCGCGAGGTGGAGCAGTGCGTCCGGGAGGTTCGTCGGATGCCGCGTCGCCGGCGTCGAGTGTCCGGCGACGCGCCGTGGTGGGCCAAGCTGCTGGCCGTGTTCTTCGGCCTGTCGGTCGGGGCGGCGATAGCCGATGCGATACACGGACCGCCCGTGGACCCGTGGAGCTGAACGCCGCTGGATACCGGCCGCAAGGGGCGCTGAGCGCTCTGTGGTGCCGCTGGCGTGGTCCTGGTACCCTACCAGGGCCCGGACTGTTACGCGTAAAGGTGGGCGCGCTCCCCGCCGAGCCGAAGGGATACCCTAGTCGTGGTGACGGATAAGCAGATCGAGGTGCTACGGGCGTTCATGGACGCGCGCAGAGCGGACCGGCCGCCCCCGACGTTCCGGGAGCTGTGTGAGCGTTTCGGTTGGAGCTCGACGGGCACGGCGCGTGATCACGTGCAGGCGCTCGGCCGGCAGGCGCTGCTCGAGGACGTGGTCGGTGTGCGGTCGCGGCGCTGGCGGTTGACGCGCCGCGGGGTCCGGATCGCGCAGGACGCGATCGACGCCGAGGTCGGCTGAGGCGCAAGCCGGCACTGCCGTCGCTTCTACCACGCGCCGAGGCACCTCACCACCACTGTGATAGTCTGCGACCGTGAGCGTGCGTGCGCCGCGGGTGGACCAGAAGGTCGTCGACGCGATGTGTCGCCGTTCGCTGGCCTTCTTCGCGAGCGAGAAGCTCATCGGCGATCCAGAACCGCCCTTTTCTGGACGCTTCCTCGTCGCCGAACATCATGAGGCGTGGTCGGACCTCATCTGCAACTACGATCGCGTCTGCATCGAGGCGGCCCGAGGTCACGGAAAGTGCATGACCGGCGACGCGCTGATCCTACGGTCGGACGGCGCGCTGATCCGGCACGACGAGTGGCAAGGCGGCGAGGTCTATGCCTACGTGGGCAAGCAGCAGTTCGAGGCCGTCGAAGCGTCAGCCGCGGAAAGCCAGGGATTACAACCCTGCTTGACCGTGCGTACGCGATCCGGCCGGCAGGTCACCGTGACCACCAACCACCCACTGCTCGTCGAGGGGCGCGGGTGGGTCGAGGCGGCGGACCTCGTCGTCGGAGACTGTGTAGCGGTGCCTGCTGGTCTGTCCGTCAGCGGCAGCGAGCCGCTGCGGTGCCCCTGGACGTTGGGGCTGCTCATCGGCGACGGCTCCCTGCAGTCGACGAGCTCGCCGACAGTGACGACCGCCGACCAGGCCGTCGTCTTCGCGCTTACTGATGAGGTCGAAGCGCAGGGGTGGCACCTGAAGAAGCGAGAACCGCTCGGCTTCGCGCTCATCGCGCCCGGGACGCCGCGCGACTCACGGCCGAAAGCGTGGATTCGCGAGCTGGGCCTCTTGGGTCGGACGTCGCACACAAAGCGCGTTCCGTCAGCAGTGTTCCAGGCCCCACCCGCAGACGTCGCGGCGTTCTTAGCTGGTTACTTCGACGCGGACGGCTCGGTGAACAAGCACGGCGGGGGCGCGCTCGAGTACTACTCGGTGAGCGAGGGTCTGCTCCGCGACGTCCAGCACCTGCTGCTGCGCTTCGGTGTCCGGAGCACGCTGGCGGTCAAGCGCGGACGTTACCGTGGCGCTGCGCACCTGAGCTGGCGGCTGACCATCCGCGGCGGGTACATCCTCCGCTTCGCTGGCGCGATTCGTCCGCGTGGACAGAAGGCCGAAGCGCTTGAAGCGCTTGCGCGCGACCTCGAACCCAAGGTGCGGAGCATCAACTGGAACCAGTGTGCGTACGAGCCGATCGTCGACATCGAGGACGCCGGTGAGCAGGAGGTCTACGCGATCCACGTGCAGGGCCCGGAGAACTACATCGCCAACGACGTGGTGAACCACAACAGCCACTTCTTTACCCTAGCGCTTCCCCTATGGGATGCCTTCCGCGTCAAGTCGGCCGGCCTCGACCCACCGGACTGCGTCATCTTCAGTGCGTCGCAGCGGCAGGCGCAGCGGCTGCTCAAGAAGATCCAGATCCAGCTCGAAACGAACCCGAAGCTCGCGCACCTCCTCCCCGGCGAGCACGAGCGGCAGCAGTGGTCGACGCAAGGCCTCCGGCTCGCCAACGGCTACACGATCAACGCGAGCGGCTACGGCACGAAGGTCCGCGGTGGTCACCCGCGCCTGATCGTGGTCGACGACGGGTTCAACGACAACACGGCCTATTCCGAGCTGGTTCGCGCCAAGGAGATCGACTACTTCTTCCAGGCCATCCGGCCGATGCTGATTCCCGGCGGCAAGATCGCCGTAGTCGGCACGCCGCTGCATCGCCAGGACCTCTACGCGCTGCTGTCGAAGAACCCGCAGTACGAGTTTCGGCGGTACCCTGCCATTCGGGAGTCGGGTCCGCACGAGGGCGGGCCGCTGTGGCCGGAGCTGTACTCGATGGATGACCTCCGCGGCATCGAAGAGGAGATCAAGTCGATCCGCTTCACCCGCGAGTACCTGTGCCAGCCCGTCGCGGATGGCAGCTCCCTGTTCCCCCGACGGCTCTTCGAGGGCGACGGCGTCGAGCAGCCGGACATCAAGCTCGGGATGCCGCTCGAGTTCTGGCAGCGGCTGGGTGTTCAGTTCACGGCCATCGGCGTTGACTTCGGCCTGAGCAGCTCGGTGTCGGCCGACTACACCGTCGTGTGGACTATGGGCCTGGACTCGGCCGGCAACCGCTGGATCATGGACATCTACCGGGAGAAGGGCCTCGAATACACCGAGCAGAAGAAGCTCATCGTGCACGCCGCGAAGCGGTACCAGGCCGACCTGGTCTACGTGGAGAGCAATCAAGCCCAGCGCATCTACGGTGACGAGCTCCGGAACGAGACCGACCTGCCGATCCAGAACCACAACACCGGCGAGAACAAGCACTCGCAGGTGAAGGGGCTCCCGGCGCTCCGCGTGCTGCTTGAGAACAAGAAGTACCGGCTGCCGCTGGGCGATGAGCGCAGCCGGAAGCTCGTCGGCGCCTGGATCGAGGAGATGCAGGGCGTCACGGTGCAGATGGGCAAGGTGGTCAGCCTGGCCGAGCACGACGACCTGCCGATGGCCAACTGGATCTGCGAGCGCGCGTTCGCCGATACGCCCTTCGACTTCAGCTTCGGCGAGGAAGAAGGGGACCGCGAGGCGTTCGACGAGCTGATGCGCGACATCGCGGGCACCGGCGACCCGGCCGACCCCGACTACATCGAGGACGACGCGTTCGTCCTCGGCACGCAGCCGGCTGGACGCGGCCGGCCGCCGACGATCAACGCCCGTGCGGTCGACGGCAACCCCGAGGACGTGTTGCAGAACACGCAGCCCCCGGCTAAGAACACGGGCTACCCGTTCGGCGCGCCCACGGCCGCGCAGATCCTGGGAGGCGGCTTCTGATGCACATCTGTCCTGAAGAGGTCCTCGCGTTCGTAGCGGCGCTGCCGTTCGCGCGCGTCGCGTGGGCTCGGTGGAGAGCGAGGCGCGCATGCCAAAGCTGATGCTGCGGAGGTCCCTGGCTTCGATGCGCGGTGCCACAGGCCTGTCGTTGTCGCCGTTCAACCACGGTGAGCGCACGCCGGGCCAGGTCCCGCGACGCGACGCGGCCTGGACGCTCGCGCCCGAGGCTATGGAGCTGGCGACTGCGCAGGCGGTGCCCGAGGCGCAGCTGCTCCTGCGGCACACGGCGCCGGTGTTCCGGGCGAACGACGTCGCCAAGGGCCTGGGCCTCGATCGCGTGCTGGAGAAGCGGCTCGGCGGTATGGTGAAGGACGCGATGCACAGCGCGGTCAACGAGGCCGTGTTCCGTCAGGACCTGATGGGTCGACTCCGAAGCCAGCAGGGCCTCGAGCCCGAGCGTCGGCGCGCGGTCTTCCAGCGCGCCCTCATGTTCTGGCGAACGCAGGACGGCGGCATGGCGCGCAAACAGTCACAGCGCATGCTCTGCAAGGCCAAGAAGACCGAGGTTCCGGTGTCACCGGCCGTCGAGTCGGCGTCGGCCAAGCTGGGCATCCCGGAGCACAAGGTCCCCGCGCGCGGCCGCGCCGACCCGGTGCAGCAGGTGATGGGCGACAGCAAGCGCGCGCTGCCACCGGGCGCCGTGCGCGTCCATTACAGCAAGACCCGTGGCGGCTACGTGCGCGCCGAGAAGTTGCCCGACGGCTCGTGGAAGATCTTGGGCAAGGTGCACGACAAGGACGGCGGCAGCGCTAAGAAGAAGGACTCGCACCCCGAGCTGCACCCGAAGGACGAGCACCCCAGCTCGCCGCCACCTGGCAAGGAACCTGTCCACACGCGGGACGGCAAGCCGTACCGGCGACACCCGAACCCCCCGATGACCATCGGTAAGGCCGTCGTGTACTCTCGCAGAGGAACGCAAGGAACGGCTTCGGCCGAGGAGAAGAAGAACATGGAACGCGAAGAGCTGTTCAAGGCGATCAAGAACTTCCAGGTGCCGGCGGCCGATGCACCGGCGTCGGACGACGTCAGCAAGGGCGAGAGCATGGAGGGCATGCCGTCGCCTGGCGGCGCCGGCGGCACGATGCAGAAGCTCGACAGCAGCGGTCATGAGAAGGACCCCGAGCAGCAGCTGAAGCCCGGCAAGCCCGAAGGTCACGAGCTCGGCAACGGCAAGGGCTCCGGCGACGGTGGCGGCCTGGGCGGCGCGACCAAGGACGGTGGCGGCATGACCAAGGGTGTCGAGCCGCGCGCCGATCCGCGGGCGAACTTCCCCGTCGCGATGCCGACGGTGCGCGGCGCGCAGTGGACGCAAGGCCCGGACGCCCGTGTGGCGTATAGCTCCGTCGCCGACGAGAAGATCGCCAAGGCGATGGAGGACGGGACGCTGAGCCCTGAGTTCGGGATGCCGGCGCACTCGCCGCTGTACGGCCTGAACAAGTGCGGCAACTGCGCGACCGGCTTCAGCAAGGCGCTGACGGTGTGCCCCGGCTGCGGGACTGACCGCCTCGCCGGGACGAACGTCTCCGGCCCGCGCGTCCAGCTCGCCAAGTCGGTGACGCAGCGGCTGACGCCGCCACCCCCCGGCGACCTGCACTTCGAGGACTAAAGGACCAATCCAGTGGCGGACGACAAAGACAGCGGGTCGTTCCGGCGATCTCTGCTCAGCTTCGCGGCCAAGTCGGCCGCCGCTGGATTGGACCGCCTCGAGGACACGCTCTTCAAGGGCGAGGAGGCCGACATTGGCGGCGCGGCCGAGGCTGGCGGGTCCGGTCCTCCGGGCGCCGCGGCCAACGCATCGGCCACGCAGGGTGCGACCGTCGTCAAGGGACCGCAGGTGCTCGGCGGCCTGCCCCCGGAGATGGGGCAGGCTCCACCGTCGACAGGGCTCCGCGACGCGATGATCTCGAAGGCGCAGGCGAACGGCGCGCTTCCCGGCGAACCGCTCACTGAAGCGCAGGCCATCTACTGGGACCCCTTCGCCCTCGTCGAGCAGCTCGGTTACAAAGAGAAGCCGACCGCCGTCACCTACGGCACGCTGCAGGCGATGGTCTGGCGGCTGCCGATCCTGCGCGCGATCATCAAGACGCGCGTGGACCAGATCGCCGCGTTCTGCTTGCCGCAGCAGCCTCCGCAAGACCCAGGGTTCCGGGTTCGACTGCGCGAGACCAGCCGCACGCCGCAGGTGTACGAGCTTCAAGAGATGCGCCGCATCGAGGAGTGGCTCCTCACGACGGGCGTCGTGCTCGAGGACCGCCGCGAGCGGCACGGGATGGAGTACCTCGTCCGCCAGATCACCAACGACACGCTGATGTACGACCAGCTCAACCTGGAGGTCGTCGGCGATCGTAAGGGCCGGCCGTGCCAGTGGTACGCCGTCGACCCCGCGACCGTGCGCTTCGTCGACTCGGCCAAGCTGGCTCCGGAGCACTCGATGGACGCGCCGTACTGCGTCCAGATCTACGACAACGTCGTCACCGGCGAGTTCACTCGGCGCGAGATGGTGTTCGGCGTCCGGAACCCACGAAGCGACATCCGCTCGCACGGCTACGGCACCAGCGAGACCGAGATGATGGTCAACACCATCACCTACTTGCTGTGGGGCATGGAGTACAACGGGCGACAGTTCTCGCAGGGCTCGATCGCCAAGGGCCTACTCAACATCAAAGGGCCGATGCCCGAGCGCCAGCTCCGCGCGTTTCGCCGGCAGTGGTACCAGATGGTTGCGGGCGTCGAGAACGCCTGGCGCACGCCGATCATCAACGCGGAGGACATGGAGTGGGTCGACCTCAACAAGTCGAACCGCGACATGGAGTTCGGCGCCTGGCTCGACTTCCTGATCAAGATCGCCTGCGCCATCTACGCGATGGACCCGATCGAGGTGAACTTCAAGTACGGCGGCTCAGGCCAGAAGGCGATGTTCGAGGCCGCCAACAAGGTCAAGATCGTCGAGTCGAAGGCCAAGGGCCTGCAGCCGCTGCTGAAGTTCGTCGGCAAGGTGTTCAACGAGAACGTCCTATGGCCGAACACCGAAGACTTCTCGCTCGAGTTCACCGGCTTGTCGCCGATGACGCCGAAGGAGCTCGCCGATCTCGAAACGCAGAAGGTCCGGACGTACGTGATGGTCGACGAGATCCGGGCGATGCACGACATGGCGCCGCTCGCTGACGGGCTCGGCCAGATCATCGACTCGCCGAACTGGATGGAGGCGCGCCGCGAGCTGCTCCTACAAGAGCAGATGGCCGCGGAGCAGGGTGGCGGCGAGAAGAAGCCGGAGTCGTCATCCTCGAGCGCAACGGACTCGAACACGGCGACGCCGGGTACAGCTCCGGGCGGCACGCAGCAGCCGCCACCGGCGGTGACCAAGTCGCTGGCGGACGACTCGACCGTCTGGGACATCAGGCTCTAGGAGGCAACGATGCGCGTCGAACACCAGATCCACGTTCAGATTCACGACGACAGCGACGCGAAGGACGCGTTGTGGGCGCCCGATAAGACGCTGGCCAAAGAGGTCATCACGAACATGCAGCGGATGACCTCCGGCACGTTCCAGATCGCCGCGGCCGCGACGGAGGTGCTCGCGCTCGGCGACATCACCGCGGTGCGCGCGATCTACATCGAGGTCGACGACGACTTCAACGTGGTGTGGAACGGCGGTGACGAGATCTTCAATTACCTACTGGCCGACGCGACCAGCGGCCGCAAGGCGCGTTGCTTCAACGAGATGACCGTGACGGCCTGCTCGATCACCAACCCGGGCGCGGCGGCCATCAACGGCCGCTACGTGGTGTTCGGAGATCCGACGGCCTGATGGGGCGGATCATCAACGATCGAATCTCGCCGCGGCACGTTGAGGCGTGCGTGGACCAGTGCACCGCCGTCGCTTTTCGGCGGCGCGGGCACGACTTCGTCGTGCAGGTCCCGGGTTCCGAGAACACGCCAGCGATGCACACCGTGAAGCCGTCGTGGGACTACACCATCGACGGCCAGTCGCGGATCATGTGCCTGACCATGGACGTGGAGCAGTACATCAACGCGCGACGGCGCACGTTGGAGAAGCACAACGGCACGTTGACCAAGTTCGCGCGGATCTCGCTGCAGTACGGCGACGATCTCAACACGTGGCCCTTTGGGCGCACGAGGTAGCCGATGCACTTTCGTCTTGAAGCTGCGCAAGGTGAGTTGCGGTCGAAGGGTCGGCAGCTGGTCAAGGCGATCGCCGATCGGCTCGTCGAAGAGGACACCGAGCTCGCGAAGGCGCTCCGCGGGCTGGTCGTGCCGATCAAGGCATACGTGACGATTCCGATCCCCGCGCACCTCGCCCTGGACTGGCCGGCAGATGGCCGCGTCGGTGAGGACTCGACGCCCCCGCACTTCACGGTGCTGTACATCGGCGAGATCGAACCCCTGCGCCGCAACGCCGTACTGACCGCCGTGCAAGCGGCCATCGAAGACGTCCCGGGGTTCTCGGCGCAGCTGTCTCGCGGCGTCTCGTGGTTCACGTCGCACGAGGGCAAGGAGATCGCGCATAAGGGCCTGGTGGCTGGTGCGGCCGAGCTGCGCTGGTTGCACGAGCGCGTGCGTGGTGCGGCAGCTGGTGCTGGCTGCGCGATCAAGCACGCGGGCCGCGAGTTCAAGCCGCACTCGACTCTTGGGTACCTCGACGCCCGCGACTACCCGCAGAGCTGGCCCATCCCCGAAGGTTCGTTCGTCGTCGACTCGATCGACGTCGGCTTCTCGGACGGAGACTGCCGGCGCTTCATGCTCGCGGACCCACTGTCCAAGAACGACAGCGACGCGTCGTACAACATCGCGGCCGGCTCCCAGATGGGCGCGCGGGCGGTGGGGCCTGGTGGCTCCGGACCGAACATTGCGTCGTTCTCGCCAGTCCAGCTCAAGCCGCAGACCTCGGAGCGCATGCGCGAGCGCGTGACCGGTCAGGTCCGCACCGACGAGGAGCTCGCCTTCGCGCGGCACGCCATGGACGTGCGCAAGGAGGGCATGAAGCTGATCTGGAACACGCCGGACGCCACGAAGGTGTTCGAGCTGCCGCAGCCGACGCACCGGAGCGACACGGCGCAGAACGCGCTCGACGAGGCGCCGGCGCAAAAGCTCCGGCTCGAGGACAACGCGGACCGGCTACGCGCGGGCTCTGCCGAGTCGGCGCCGAACCACATGGGCCAGAAGCCAGTCGGTCCGGCGCTGATGCTGCCGGCGAGCTACACGAAGTGCGAGCTGCCCGCCGACGCGACGCCGTCTGCGGCGCCGACACTCGGCATGAGCGCTGCGGCCCCGAAGCCGCGGAGCGTCTCGTTGAGCGGACCGCTCGGTGTCGGCGGCACGCACACGGTGAAGAAGCGCGGCATAGGCGAAGTTACACTCGGTCGGACCGAGGTGGGATACACTGTCGCCATGGACGGCTTCGACCTGGTGGAGTTCGCTTCCTTGTCCGCGGCCTGCGATCACGTGTGGGTGCGGACCAAGGGCTACGAAGACGCCGCGTCCTACAAAGCCGCGCTCGGCGTGAACAAGGTGCCCAGCGGAGCTGGATGGAAGTTCTGGGGCCTCAAGCGCAAGAGGGCCGCCTGATGCCCGTGCATGTCCCGACGAAGCTCGTGCTCGACGCCGACAGTCCCGGGGCGATTCGGTGTCCCGGGTGCCGGAACAAGGCGCTGCAGAAGTCGTCGGACGGTGCCCTGACGCTCCGGCCCAAAGGTCCGGTCCGCTTCGAGGACGACCGCTGCTTCATGAAGTGCTTCTACTGCGACCGCTCGATCGAGTTGCCGCTAGCGCTCGCCAAGAGCGAAGACGCTGCGCCGGCGCGCGTCGTGCTCCGCATGCCCGCGCGGCGCTAAAGCGCCCCTGGGGCGCATTGCGCCCAGCTTGACCGGACTCCACTACTACCGTAAGACCAAAGACCAAGGCTCGGTCGGGAAACGTCGTTCGCGCGGCAGATTCCGGGAAGGGGCGCATGTGAGGACCTGGCACGGATCCCCACCTGCGCCCCTTTTCTATTTAACCCCGACCCGGCCTGTGGAGAACGCTGTGGATGAGCTCTGGGACGAACTGGTGAAGGGCATGTCGGGCGACGACACGTTCCGCTACTTCGCGCCGCTCTCGTTCTTCGAGAAGGCCAACGCGCCCAAAGGCGAAGAACGCCGTTTCGGCGGCATCTCCACGACGGACGAGAAGGACCAGGAGGGGGAGAACATCCTCCAACGCGGCCTCGACTTCGACAGCTACTTCATGAAGAAGGGCTGGTTCAACGACAACCACGCCAAGAACGCCGGCGGCATCGTCGGGTACCCGTCCAGCGTCCAGTTCTTCAAGAAGGGCGCGCGACTGCCTGACGGTCAAACGGCCAAGGCGAACCTGCACTGGACCGAGGGCTACTTGCTCAACGGCCACCCGCCCGCCGACGCCATCTGGTCGGCCGGCATGGCCCTGCAGAAGTCCGGTGGGCGCCGAAGTCTTGGGCAGTCCATTGAAGGCAAGGTGCTTCGGCGGTCAGGGCCGAACAACAAGACGATCGCCCGCGCGCTCGTGCGCAACGTGGCCATCACACACTGCCCCGTCAACGTGGGCAGCTCGCTCAACTTCCTCGCCAAAGCGCTCGTCGCAGCCGAAGAGGCCGACGGCGAAGAGAAGCAAGACGGTGACGAGGGCCAGTCCAAGGCGCCGAAGCCAGCGCAGAAGGACGAGAAGATCGCCGCGCTGGCCGTGGGCGCGCCCGGTGGTGACGGCGCCCCGGCGACCGGCCTCGGCGAGCAACCTGGGTCTTCGGCCGGGCGCATCCTCACGGCGCAGTCGCTCGAGGGCGACCTGGTCAACACACTCGCGGAGGGCCGTTCGTCCGCCACACACAAGTCGCTGTCGCGCGGCCAGGCGATGGACCTGATCTTTGCGCGGTTCCCGAGGCTCAGCGCCGCCGAAGCCGGCCGCATGCTCGACCTCACTTACACGATGAAACAGAAGGGGCTTCTAGCGCCATGAAGATGACCAATTGCAAAGGGTGCAACAAGGAGTACCCGGACAACGTGCTCAACGACGGCAAGTGCAAGGGCTGCATGAGCAAGGGTGAGGAGAACACCGTGACTACGGACGAGCTCAAGAAGTCGATGGACAAGATCGAGCAGCTGACCAAGGCCGAGACGCCGGAGGCGCGCAAGCAGGACCTCCTGCAGAAGAGCCTGGACGGCAGCGCCACCGCCGAGGAGTCGGTCGAGCTGGCATCGCTGCTCAAGGGCGAGAAGCCTGCTGGCGCGGACGTCGCCGGCGACCTGACCAAGTCGCTCACCGACGGTGACGACCTGCAGAAGTCGATCGACGTCAGCAGCGCGCTGGCCGACCTGGTCGGCAACCTCGAGAAGGCGCTCGGCTCCGTCGGCGAGCAGATCGAGAAGTCCGCGTCGCACCAAGGCGAGGTCAACCTCGTGCTGGCCAAGGGCCTGCTCGACAGCTGCAAGCTCACGGTCCAGACCAACGATCTGGTGAAGAGCCTGCAGACCGAGATCGAGTCCTACGGCCGCCAGCCGGCCGGACAGCGTCGCTCGGCGAGCACGCCGGCCGACGTGGTCAACAAGTCGCACGGCGGCCAGGCCCCGAGCGAGGACCAGATCACCAAGAGCGACGTCATCGGGCTCATGGAGGCCATGTACGACGAGGGTCGTACGCCGATGGCGCCGTGCGGCGAGGATCTCAACAAGGCCATCGCGAAGATGGAGAGCGTCGGCGACGTCAGCGCTCCCATGATGCGCGACCTGGCCGCGTACCGCTCCAAGCGGATGAACTAAGGCACCGTCGAACACTCGGTTCCAACGGAAGAAGGAAGGAAACACGATGCAAGGTCACAACATGGTGAGCTGGCGCGACTACGAGGGTGCCGACGGTCACGGGCAGGCAACTGTTCAGGACGTCGTCGAGCTCAAGAAGGCGCTGTCCGCAGGCTCTTCGATCAACGCGCCGGCGACCGCTGCCGGAGAGGGCTTCCCGCTCCGCGTCGAGAGCCTCGAGCGTACGCTCAAGAACACCACGTATCGGATGGAGCACATCCGCCTGTGGAAGAACATCCCGAAGGTCCCGGCCTACAACACGGTCGAGGAGTACAACCGGGTGAACGAGTACGGCGCGCACGACCAGGGCGCATTCATCCGAGAGGGTGAGCTTCCTGGCGAGACCGACGCGACGTACGAGCGGGTCTACGCGACGGTGAAGTACCTCGGTACTCTTCGCCGCGTCACCCACGTCATGAGCCTGGTGAAGCCGGCTCACGGCAACGTCATCGCGCAAGAGACCGTCGCTGGTACCATGTACCTGCTCCGTCAGCTCGAGCGCGCGCTGTTCTACGCGGACTCCACGCTGGACACCGACCAGTTCGATGGCTTCGAGGCGCTGATCGCGAACAACGCGCCGGCGACGCACATCATCGACCTGCGCGGAGCCCCGCTCGCCGAGGACAACCTCATCGACGCGGCGCTGACCATCCAGAACGCGCCCGCGTACGGCATCCCGACGCACCTCCACATCAACCCGGCGGTCAAGGCCGATCTCGTGAAGAGCTTCTTCCCGAAGGCGCGCTACGACCTGATGGAGAAGCAGGACGGCATGGTCGGCCTGAACATCAACGGGTTCACCTCGCCGGCCGGCGACGTGCGCTTCGAGCCGAACGTCTTCATCGACGACGGCGGCGTGGTTCCGGGCGCGGCCGTTGGCCCCGCGGCCAACATCCCGGCGACGCCCCTGCTCACCGTGGCTCCGGCCGCGGGCGGCGCAGCGACCGGGCCCTTGTGGCTCGCGGGCACGGGCGACCACGACGTGGGCGCCTACATCTGGCGCATCGTCGCGGTGAACCGCTTCGGCCAGAGCGCGTCTCGTCGGTTCCCCGCGGGCGCGGCGACGTTCACGCCCACGGCGGGCCAGTCGGTCACGATGACCACCACCGATGGTGGTGGCCCGGCCGCGTCGTACTTCAAGGTCTACCGGACCTTGCGGGCGGGCGCGGACCTGACCCAGCGGCTCATCCTGCGGGTGGCCAACGGCGGCGGCGCGGTGCTGATCACGGACCTCAACGCGAGGCTCCCGCGGACCACGACCGGGTTCATGTTCCAACAGGACAACACGAACATGTCGTTCGCGCAGCTCGCGCCGATGATCAAGGTGCCCCTGGCCATCGTCGACACGGCGATTCGCTGGATGCAGCTCATCTACGGAACGCCGAAGCTGTACACGCCGAACCACAACGTCCTCTTCCGGAATATCGGACGCGCCGCCGACTTCGTCGGCACGCCGTAGTCCTCGGGGACGCCGAGCAAGCAGTAGAGCTGGGGGCTGGACGACCGGTCCAGCCCCCAGCGTTTCAGTAAGGAGACCTCGATGGGCGCAGCGAAAGACAAGCACCTGCACGACTTCATCCCGATGCGCGAGCTCGGCATCCGTAACCTCGTTGGCACACACCAACGTGGTCTGGGGATGCAGGTGGCCGTCGGGCAGTACACGGCCCTCGGCGCGGGCGCCGAGACGGTCTCGTTCGGCGACGACCTCGGTCTGCAGGACATGGCCGATACCAACTACGTCGTCGTTTGCACGGCCGACGACGGCGCGATCGCCGCGGGCATCACGCGGACGGTCGACGGGTTCGACACACCAGCTGGCGTGTTCGCGCTCAACGACGTCATCGACGTAGTCGTGGTCGGTCAGATCGAAGGTCATCCGAACCCGTAAGCGAGGTAACGCATGTCGGCCATTGGACTCAGAGGCCACCAACCGCGCGTGCGGCGGTTTGTGGGGGCCGTAGCGCCTGCGGACGCAGCTGCGGCCGTCGTGCGGCGGGACGCGCCGCAGCCCACGAGCTGGCTGCAGATCCGGAACGAGGAGGCGGCTGGAGGGAACCAGCTCCGCGTCTACTTCCTCGAGGCGGACTTCACAGCCAACGCGAATTTCATCGTGATCGAGCCGGCTTCTGAGTACGAAGGTCCGGCTGAGGTGAAGGAGTTCTGGGTGCGGTCCGTGGGCGGCGCGATTGCGGACGCGGTCGCCGTCTTCTACATGCGGAGAGGCTAAGCAATGGGCATCTCGCAATCGCAGGGCGGTGGCGGCACAGCAGCAGAAGTCCTCGACGAAGCCATCGCCGTAGCCGGCAACGACTCGACGCTGAACTTCACGGGCGCAGGCGTTACTGCGACGCAAGACGGCGGCGACCCGAATCAGGTCAACATTGACATCCCAGGCGTTGCTGGCGGAGACCACGGCGTCCTCGTCGGTCTGGGTGACGACGACCATACTCAGTATCTGTTGGCCGACGGTACTCGTGCCTTGACCGGGCCAATGGACTTCGGCGGCGCGGCTCATACGAACGCCGAGAGCTTCGCGCTTGCCAACGCAGCCTGCAGCGGCATCTTCCGCGCGCTCGTCAACGCGATCGAGATCGGCGCGGTCAGCGCGCACAGCGTCCGGCTGATGGTCAGCAACGCGAAGAAGTTCCAGATCAACGCCAGCGTGATGGAGCTGACGAACGTCGGTGTCCGTCACGAGTACGTCGCGTACGGGGCCGGCAACGACACGCTCGCGGTGACGCAGAGCATTGTCGGTAAGACCGGTATCACCGGCGGCGGCGATACAATGACGCTACCAGCTCCAGCGACAGCCGGCGCGGGTTGGATCTGCTCGATCACTGACGAGTCCGGCGGCGCCGGCACCGACCACATCACGGTCGACGTCTCGGGCGGCGCGAACATCTCCGGCCAGGCGTCGGTGGACATCACCGAGGACTACGGGACGCTCAACGTCTACAGCAACGGGTCCGAATACTTCATCAGGTAGGAGAGGCAACGATGGCACGAGACAGAGTCAACATCGGCCGCGCGGTTCGTAGGCCCGTCGCGAACACGATCGACGTCGTCAATGTCACCGCGCAGTTCGACGGCGACATGAACCTGACGAGCCTCGCGGTCTTCTTCACCTTGGAGGGTGACGAGACGGTTTACGAAGGCAGCGCGTTCACGCCCGGCGTGCCGGTCGGCCAGCTCCGCCGCGAAGTCCGGCGCGTCGCGAAGGCCGCAGCCGAGGCGCTCGGATGAGCTACCTCGTACCGGCGCCGCACCAGGTGGTCATCCCGTCGCTGACGGCGTGGACCGGCGTCGCCGAGCGTCTCGTTGGCTCGGTCTACCTCCCCGTGCGCAAGATCCCGATCATCCGCGCGTACTTGGGTGAGGAGACCGCGGCACACGACGCCTCGCTGCGGCTCCGTCGTGACACAGGTGGGGCTGAATTGACGACGCTGACCTCTGGCGCCCTCCCGGCCAACGTGCAGGTTGTCGACGTCACCGTCGCCAACGCCGACTGGTACCACCTGTATCTGCTCACCGATGACGCGGCTGGCGTCTGCATCTGCACGGGCGTGCGCTTCGAGTAGGAGAGATCGATGCCTGATTACGAAAAGAGTTGGACCCTTTCTTGGGACGTCGACGTCACCGGCGCATCGGCTGTGCTCACCGGCGCAGGCTGGGCCATCGCGCTCAAAGACCTGCTGCTCGATACCGCCGAAGCCGATGGCGGCGAGTGGACGATCGAAGGCTGCTCCGACGGGTCTGCTGTGGATGCTACCGATCGCTGGGGCAGCGACACGTCAAAGGTCGTCTGGGATTCGGCCGGCCAGCCGCACTCGTGGATCGAGCTGTCGAAGACGTACCGCGGCACGACCTGGTACCTCATCATCGACTGCGCCAACACCGACGGCGAGACGTTGACCGTGGTGTACAGCCACACGGCTCCGTCCACTGGCGGAACGACCACGAACCGTCCGACTACCGCGGGCGCGTCGGCGTACACGTACACCGACCAGTGCATCAGCCACGTCGGCGGGCAGACGATGTACTTCCACGGCTCTCGAAACGAGGACGGCGGCTTCCTCGTCTCGTCGGGCCGTACTGGACTCGACAAGCTCCCGCTCAACATGGTCTTCGCGACGTTGGAGACGACGCGTACGAACCTGGCCGACCCCTACGCCGTCTGGTTCGGCTTGAAGTACAACGAGGCCGACACGTACGGTCCGTGGGAGCTGAACGACTCCAGCAACGGAATGGCCGACGACACGAACTTCGGGATGTTCGACGAGACGGGTGCGACCGACGCGGATGGCTTCGAGTCGTGTCCTGGCTACACGGCACATACCCACATCACGACCAACCAGTCTGCGTGCGCGCAGTTCCCGATCGGTGGGGACGCAGTTGACGGCTCGTGGCCGACACTCCCGGTCCACGTCTTCAATGGCGACGCTGGGCAATACAGCTTGCGTGGCCGATGGGCCGATGTCTGGCAGACGAGCTTACAAAGTCAGCTCGGCGGTGCCCCGACGGGCGGTCCGTTCACTCACATCGTGACCGGATGGGTGGGCATCCCGAGCGATACGGAGCCGACGCACTAATGGACATGTACGACAACCAACTGTTCGCGAACGCGCCGCTTAACATGCGGCAGTCGTCGCCGAGCGTTCGCATGTTCAACACAGATCCGTCAGGCGGTGGTGGAGCGACGACGACGTACCACCTGCGCGCGTGGGACAGTGGACTCGTGCAGTACGTGACGTGGACGAGCGCGGACACGCCCGATCTCTCGCCAGCGTCCGGAGACACGACGCCGAACTACACCGGGACCCTCTCGGGCCACCACATCAGTTACACGACGTAGGAGTCCCCCTTGCGCTACGACATCGAGCACTTCTGGCAGGTTCCGGATGCGGACGACTATGCGCCGGCGATGGAGCGGGCGCAGCAGTGGATCCCACCGGACGGGCACATCGAGCTGGTCTTCGGGCCGAAGCTCTACCGCTTCAGCAAGAAGGTCGATCTCTACCGCGGCGTCAGCCTCATAGGACTGGAGTCGGTCGTCGGCATCAAGGGCGACGCGACGCCGCAGGGCGGCAACGAGGCTGTCCCGACGCTGCACTTCGACAACAGCACCATCGGCTTCGAGATCCACTTCCCCGGCACGTACGCACCGGAACCGGAAAGCCGCGGCACCGTCACGATGCGCAACCTGGTGCTCCACGGCTCAGGGCACCTGTCCGGGTTGGAGAACCACGGCATCCGCGTCCGAAACCGGCCCGTGCTCGACGGCATCACCGTCCGCCAGTTTGGCGGCGATGGCATCCATGCGTACTGCACGAGCCCCGTTTTGCCTGGAGGCGACGAGAACCCAGGCAACTGCAACCTGATGAAGCTCAACAACGTCAGGTTGTACTTGAATGGTGGCCACGGTCTGTACCTGAACGGAGCGGACTCAAACGGCGGTGTGTTCATCGGGCTCGACGTCAACGCGAACGGGCAGGCGTTGCTCGAGGCCATCCAGATCTACGACTCCAGCTTCCTCGGAAACGTCTACATTGGCTTCCACATTGGCGGAAATCAGTACGGCGGACGCGCAGTCGTCACGGACAACGCGAACGCTCGCTGCTTGTTGTTGGGCTGCTACGTCGAGGGCGTCAAAGGCCTGCACATGGTGCCCCCTTCGATGTCCGTCGGCGGCTTCTGTGGCCCCGAAGAGGGGGCCACTGCGCACATCGACGCGGACCTGAACGGGCTCGTGCGTGTGGAGCCCGGCGTGACGTGCATGAACAGCGCCGGCGACAACGTCATCGAGACGCGTCTCGGCAGCGCAAAGATCGGCAACGTCGCTCTGGAGCTGCTCGTCGATCAATCGGCGACGCAGCGCATCCACTACGCGAGAAAGAACCCCGGTTGGTGGGAGTTCATCGACAGCAATGCAGCCACGTTGATCGCCTTCGCGATCTCAACCAAATTCGCCGAAGAGGGCCGCGGTCAGATCTGGTTCCCGAACGGGCTCTACTTCGGAGGCATCAATAGCCCGCGAGGCAAGCAGACCACGGAGCTGCGCGGCGGCATTGAGGTCGTCGTCACCGAACTGGGCGGCGCAGCGCGAGCTGAAGGGCACGCCACTGCGCCTCCGCACGCTGGCGACTGGGCGCAGGGCGACAAGGTGTGGAACTCCGAGCCTGCTGCCGGCGCTACGCTCGGCTGGATCTGCACGGTCTCCGGAACGCCGGGGACGTGGGCATCGATGGCTGCGATCGGGGACGAGGAGCCCTAGTCCGTGGGGCTCACCAAACCGAACGCGGGTTCTGGTGGGCTCGCGAAGCCTGAAGCGGGCGGCGGAGGCGGCGTGACCGATCACGGCGCCCTGACCGGGCTCGCCGACGACGACCATACTCAGTACGCACTCGCCGACGGGTCACGCGCGTTCACGGCGCCGGTCGGCGGGATCGCGCCAGTCGCGGGCGCCGACTTGGCGACGAAGACCTACGTGGACGGCGTGGTTGTCGCCGGGGCCATTCATGCGGTCCTGGCCATCACCGCCGTCACGGGGACGACGGAGACCTTGGTTGGCGCCGTGAAGCTCCCAGCCAACGCGAACACCTCGATCGCGGCCTGGCTTGGCGAAGAGACCGGCACGTACGATGCGAGCTTACGGATTCGGAAGGCGAGCGACGCGACGGTCCTTGCGACGCTGGCGGCGTCCACTGCAACGCCGGCCGAGGTCACGGCCGCTGGGGTCAACGTCCCGAGCGAGGCTTGGTACGAGCTGTACTTGTACTCCGACAATGCGAGCGGCACGGCGATCTGTACCGGGGTGAACTTCGGGTAATGCCGGAAGCCGCCATCAACGCCCTACAGTCGGTGTGGCCTCTGCTCGTCGCCGCCGTAGCGATCCTGCTCAGCGCCGGTGCCGCGATCGGGTGGTGGCTTGTTCATCACGGCACGGTTGGGCAGGAGGAGCGACTCCGTCGAGAACGCCGCGCCCGCATCCGTGAAGTCTTGGTCGCGTTCGACGTGTCGCCTGACCGCCGAGATGCCTGCGTGGACGCGCTCGAGCGGCTCATGGCATCCTGGGACTAGTCGTGCCGCATCCGTTCATCCACTTCTTCTCGCTCGCGACGAAGCCGACGTACACACAGTCGTCTGTGCCGTTCGTCGGGACGCACGTCATCGTCTCGAACGACGACAGCACGAACCACGCCGAGTTCTCGCTCGACGGCGGCACGACCGTGCATGGGCAGGTCCTCGCCGGCGAGACGCTGGAGCTGGACGATCTCCGCTTCGCGACTGTCGACGTCCGCGACTACGCGAGCGGCTCGGCCGCGACGGTGCGGTGCTGGGTCACCAGCAAGACCGCGCAGCAGCTGTAGCCTCGAGCTCTTCTTGCCGTCCGGACAGAAATGTGACAGCGTCCCTCCGGCGTGTCCGGACGAAAATCCAAGCCGGTCGGCCGCCCTGCGGGCTCTGGCGAGTTCCCTGACCGTGTCGAAGTTCGCGTGCGCGCGGGCGACAAGCGCGAGCTGACCGAGCGCTTCGAGGAAGAGAATGCCGCGCGCTCGCCGCGCTACCGATTCGCCTCCATGGCGTCTTGGATGCGCAGGAAGCTGGGGCTCCGGCCGTGACTCGGCGACTGCTGCTGCACTCCGATTCGCTGTGCGCCGACACGGGGTTCGCGGGCGTCGTGCGCACGATCGTCTCGGAGCTTCGCGATTGGGAGATCGACCAGGTCGGCATCAATCACCCAGACGCGCTCGTCGACCACGACCACGCGCGCATTTACTCGACGCGCGGCCAGAAGGACCACGGTGGCCAGCTCGCGTGCAACCTGTACCTGCAGCGCGACTACGACCTCATGCTCATCGTGCAGGACCTCCACGTCGGCGCGCAGTGGGCCCGCGGGCTCCGCAGCGCCCGCGTGCAGCGTGCTCGCCAGCGGTTGAAGAAGACCCCGATCGTGTTCCTGTTCCCGGTCGACGGACCCATGCTCGGCTTTACCGAGCTGGTAGACCTCGCCGATTGCGCCGTGACCTGCACGCGCTGGGGCCGGCAGATCGTCGGCGACGTCTCCACCGCGCGGGTCCAGGTCGTCCCGCACGACGTGGACGTCGATGCGTTCCGGCCGCTGGGCGACGCAGAACGGGCCCGTCTCCGCCGTAGCGTGTTCAACGTGCGTCCGGACGTACTCACCGTGCTGTCCGTCGCGGTGAACACCATCCGCAAGGATCTGTTCCAAGCGCTGCAGGGCATCGCAGCGCTGAAGGCTCGGCGCGGTCCGGTCGTCAAGGTGCACTTCCACACGTCCGGTGTGCACCAGGGCATGAACCTGCAGCTGATGGCGTCGTCGCTCGGGCTGGTGCAGGGTCTCGACTACCAGATCGCAGACCCGTCTCTGCTGGGCGCACCGCGCGAGATCATCAACGAGCTCTACAACGCGTCCGACGCCGTGCTGTTCACGTCGCGGCGTGAGGGCTGGGGCTTGCCTATGACGGAGGCGATGGCGGCCGGGACGGCTGTCGTCGCGCCGCGCTACGGCCCATTCGAGGAGTTGCTGGGCGACGACCGCGGCTTCCTGCACGAGCCGGCCGGCCTGATCTGGACGGACAAGGAGCACAGGGGTCCGTGCTGGTTGTCCGACCCAGAGGCCGTCGCCGATCAGCTCGAGCTTGTGCTGGAGTGGCGCGGCACCCCCGCGCACCAGCAGCTCCTCGATCGTGCCCGCGCGTACGTGGGCCACTTCGCGCCGACGGTGCTCGCGCCGCGCTGGCGCAAGCTGCTGTACGACGTCGCGGCCGGCCAGGTGCCCGCGGTCGAGGGAGCACTGCAGTGACCTACGACGTCCCGGCACTCGACGTCTCGGGCGTCCCGCCCGTGCGCTTCTCCGCCGACTTCGCCTCGCCCACGGGCTACGCGAACGACGCGCGGATGCTGGCCTACGCGCTCATCCAGGCCGGCGTGGACGTGACGCTCGATGCCATCCCGATGGACCGAGGCTCTGCCGACTACGGACCGGTCGCCGAGGTACTCCGTCCGCACTTCGGGCGCGAGCTGGACACACCGATCCAGATCATGGACACCGTGCCCAATTTCTGGCCGACGTACCGGAAGAAGAGCGCGTATGCGATCGCCCGGCTGGCCTGGGAGACCGACACGACGCCGGCGGACTGGACGCGACTCGCCGAGCGCACGTGCATCGACGAGGTCTGGGCGCCCAGCTCGTTCAACACGAGCGTGCTGTCGGACGGCCTGTCGCTCCCGAGCTTCGTCGTCCCCATGGCGCACGACCTCGACTTCATGGATCAGCACGGCGAGGGGTTGGACCTGCGTGAGCAGGGCATCGCCGACGACGTCTTCGTGTTCCTGTCCGTCGGCACCTGGATCAAGCGGAAGAACTTCGAGGGACTGCTCGCGGCCTACTGCGCGGAGTTCGGACCGGACGAGCCGGTGCACCTGGTCCTCAAGATCAACAGCGGTCGTGTCGATGCGGCCGGCCGCGCGGCGGTCGAGGCCGAAGTCGCGGAGATCCTGATCAGCCTCGGCGCCGATCGCCGGCTGCCTCCGATCACGATCCTGCAGCAGCACCTACCGACCGCCGAGATGATCGGCCTGTACCGCCGGGCGCAGTGCGGCGTGTTCCCGACGCACGGCGAGGGCTGGGGACTGCCGATCAGTGAGATGATGGCCTGCGGCACGTCGTCAATCGTGACCGGCTGGGGCGGCGTGCTCGAGTTCTGCACCGAGGAGACCGCGCACCTGCTGCCGTACCAGCCGACGCCTGTCCGCGGGATGCAGCCGATGCCGTGGTACGACGTCCGCCACAGCTGGGCCGAGCCCGACCTGACCGCGCTCCGCGCCCGCATGCGCGAGGTCGCAGAGAGTCGTGATGCTTGGCAGAAGGTTGGCTGGCAGGCCAAGCGCCATGTTCAGGAGCGGTTCGGTATGCGCGCTGTCGCGCAGCGCATGATCTACCGGCTGCGCGCGATCGCCGCGGAGCACCTCTAGTGCGCGTCGTACTCGCCACCATCGCGCTGAACGAGGCCGAGTTCATCGGTCGCCAGCTGGAGCAGCACCGGAACTGGCCTGGGCTGGTCGGGTGGGTCTGGGTCGAGGGCGCCGCGGAGCACTACGGCCGGCAGCACCCAAAGGCCGTGACCGACGATGGCCGCTCGGTCGACGCGACGTCCCGGCTGCTGGCTGAGGCAGCACAGCGCGACCCCTGCATCCGCTACGTGGCGCACGGCTGGGCGCGCGGGAACGAGCGGGGCATGGGCGGCCAGAAGATCCAGCTCCGCAATGCGTACTGCAAGGTCGCTGACGAGCTCGACGCTGACGTCCTGATCGTCATCGACGCGGACGAGTTCTACTCGAAGGATGACCAGGAGCGGATCTTGGACATCATGGCGACGCGTGGCACCGACTACGACGCGTTCCTCTTCCGCCAGCGACACCTGTGGCGGCCGCCGTCGATGCTCGGGGCCGACTCGACGCTGGAAGTCACCGGCGGCTACTGGGCCGTGCCGCACGTGCGCGTGTGGTGGTACGAGCGGGGCGCCCGGTACCAGAACCACAATCACCTCGCCCTGCCTGGCCAGTGCTACAACCCGAAGCGCTTGTATCGACCGCAGCCCGGCGACCCCGAATGTCTCCACCTCGGCTTCGCCCGCGACCCCCGTCATCGGCTGCGCACGAACGCCTACTACGTCGCGCGCGGTGAGGGGCGCGAGCGGGGCTTCAACCGGCAGCACTACGTCGACTGTCGCGACGCCTGGGCGACGTGGCTGCCCGACACGCAACTGCCGAACGGCGCCAAGGTCGCCGCGTTCGAGGCCGCGCTGCCCGAGGTGCTGCGATGACGAGCTACACGCGCATCGGGCTCGTCGGCTACTGCTGCGCCACAGGGCTCGGCTACGAGAACCGCCGCATGTGGGCCGGCCTACCCGACGTGCACTGGCTCATCTGGCCGCACGACCTGCTCGGCGTCGAGGACCAGGCCGCGCTGGAGCAGTCCTTCGCGGCTGACAACGGCATGCTCAATTACGACGTCGTGTACGCCGAGAGCTCGAACGCGCGGCTGCTCGCTGTCGACGCGTTCCTCGACAGCGTCGACGTGGTCGTCTGCGCCGAGCGGCCGTTCCCGGATGACCTGTTCGCGCGGGCGCGTGCCCGCGGCGTCCGCACTGTTCTACTCGTCAACCCGGAGTGGCGACTCGGTGAGTCGTGGTCCGAGGCGGACGTCGTCATCGCGCGCACGTCGGTCTGCCATCGCGTCGTGCAGCAGGTGACCGGCCGCCGCGACGTCCAGCTCATCCCCTGCCCGCTCGACATCGAGCAGCTGCCCTTCACGCACACGCTCCGAGCAGATTGGGGTCTGTACTCGCATGGGTGGGGCGGCGTGCACGATCGCAAGGGCTGGCCCACGATCCGTGCGCTGCTGCGGGCCGTGCCGACCGCGCCGATCGCCGTGAGGTCGCAACGGGAGCTGCCCGACTCGCCAGTGCCGATTCATCCCGCGGTGGCGACGCCGGCGGACCTGTATGACCCGAACGGTGAGGTCTCGGCGGACGTCGCGATTCAGCCGTCCCGGTTCGAGGGCGTTGGGCTCGCCGTGCTGGAGGCGATGGCCTGCGGCCTGCCCGTGCTCACCACTGACGCCGCGCCGATGAACGAGTACGTGCATGCGGCCTACAAGAATCTCGCGCATTATGCGCTGCTCGAGATCGAGCGCACCGAGCTCGTGCCCATGTGGGCGCCGTGGCCGTCGCATCTCGTGGAGCCGGCGACCGTGGCGCAGGCCATGTCCGAGCTGCAGGCGCACCCCGAGGTCGTCGCCGAGCTGTCGATGCGCGGCCGCGCCTACGTCGTGGCGCATCACGGGCGGCCTGCGTGGGACGCGCTGCGGGAGGCGATCGTCGGATGAGGATTCACGTCGTCACGCACGAAGACATGGACGGGTTCCTGTGGGGCGTGCTCGAGGGCTGGCTCAACAGCGGCGCGTGCGCTGACCACGAGGTCCGCGTGAGCAGCGACCGCACGCTGCTTGGTCCAGCGTCGCCCGACTTCTGGGAGACGCTCCCCCGCACCGACGCGATCCTGTTCTGCGTGACCAGCGCGAAGTCCACGCACGCGCCGCGCGCCTTCGACACCATCGCCAAGCACGACCTGTGGAAGCACGTGGTGCACTCGGACTACGTCCACAACACCAAGCTCAAGTACCCGAAGCTCGCCGAGCGTTGCGGGCGCCTCCTCGTCGGCAAGCGCTTCAAGTACCTGCGCTGCTGCAAGGACTGGGACCACGCCGAGTGGCTCCCGCGCACCGGCATTCAGCAGCGCACGTTGCGGTACGCGCCGCCGTTGCCCTGGTTACAGTGGAAGGACCTGCCGGTCGTCGGCGTCTATCACACATTCAAGGCGGCGCAGAAGCACCGGCTCCCGTGGTTGAAGGCTGCCGCTGAGACGTTGCAGGGCGGCGTGCTCGGCTCGGTCGCGACGCGGCCGTTGCTCGAGCAGCAACCTCTGTTGCAGCGGGTCTACGGCACGCGTCACAGCAGCGACTACTTGGAGCAGGCGTCGCGTGCGCGTATCGGCCTGTACCTCATGGGCGGTACGGCGCTCGGTCACCAGTTCTGGGAGTACGCCGCGCTCGGCTGCGCCATCGTCGCGCAGCACGCGAGTACGCATCCGTTGACGGAAGAGGACACGCAGGAGTGGGAGCACTTCAGCGAGGCTCGCGGTGAGTCGCTGGTCGAGGGCGAGGACTTCGTCTACTTCAAGACGGAGGACGAGCTGCGGTCGGTGCTCGCCGAGCTGCACCACGACCCGGAGCGCTGCGCGCTGATGGCGAAGCGTGTCCGGCGCAAGACGCAGCCGTTCTGCAGCATCGCTCGCAGCTTGCATGTGCTGCGGGCACTGCAGGGGGTGTCACGATGAATTGGCGTCGTGCAGAGATCGTAGACAGGAACACGATTCACTGGAGCGCGCCGACCAGCGTGTCGGTCCCCGCGCTGCGCACGCGGGAAGGTAACAGGACTATCCAGGTCGTGCCCGCGAAGGTCCGCAGCACGACAGACGACGGTCCGCCTGTCGTGCTCCTGCCGCTGTACGAACGCGTGACGCATTATCACGGCATGATCAGGAACCAACTGCTGCGTATCGCTGCAGAGTTGCGTGTGCGCCAGCGTACCTTCCGTGTGCTCATTCCCGGCTACGCGCGTTCAACGATTCCCGTGATGCCCACGCCGCGTGGGCCTGAGTTGCCGATGCTGCAGCATGTTGAGGCACTGACGGGGCACGCGCCGTTGTTCTTGGATGACCTGCCGGCCGGCACGACGTTCGGGCGCTTTGCCGTAGCTGCAGCACCCACGGCGGAGATGGAGTCTCGTGCACTCCTGGGTCCCTGCGCGCTCGAGGCGGCCGCACCTTTAATGGAGCTGCGCAAGCGCACGCGCGCGCATCTCGGACTACCACAGGGTCCTGCGTGGTCGCGGGACGTCCGCCCGGTTGCCGTCGTGCTCGACCGGGCTGATCGACGCTGTCCCGTGCCGGAAGATGCGGCGTGGCTCGACGCGACGCTTGCAGGCGCGGGGTTCGACGTTGAGCACATCGAGCCACTGGCTGTGGAGTTTGCTTTACGGATAGCGACCTTTGCTCGCGCGGCGCTATTTATCAGTGTGCACGGCGCTGGGACAGCCAACCTCATGTGGCAGAACGCCGGCGCGGTCGCCATCGAGCTGACGACTTGGGAAGGGCGATCGGCGATCTACCGAAATGCGGCCGTGCTCGCAGGCGTGCACTTCTTCACGAGCGAGGCGGTGGAGCCTCCGCGGCGCGAGGACTGGCCGACCACGTATCGCGACCGGGCCAACCCCGCTGTCCAAAAAGCCGTGCGTGCTGGCGTGGATTCTGGCAAGCCCGTCGCTGAGTGGCCTGTGCGGAACGCGCGGCTGTGGATTAGTACCAGCTCGCCGCTACGGCTCGACCGCTCACGTCTGCGCCTGCAGATTGAAGAGGCTCGATCCCGGCTCGGGCTCCGAGACCTTCTAGGGCCGTGGGGCCGAAGCAGCCAGCCCGCAGACCGCTGGCTGACCGTCCCGCCGGGGGCGAAATGACGCCGCCTATCGACGCCGTGCCGTGGTTCGCGCAAGGTGCCGTGGAGTATCTCGATGCGATCCTCTCTGCGCACGAGCCCGCGCCGCGCGTACTCGAGTTCGGCGCTGGCGGTTCCAGCGTTTGGCTCGCATCACGCTGCGCACGTCTCATCTCCATCGAGAGCTCAGCCGCGTGGGCGGACAGCGTACGCGACGGCCTCAAGCTGCTCGGGGCCGACCATGCCACCGTGCTGTTAGTCGAAGCAGACGACCCCGCAGACTTCGACCCGGCCTACCGCGGCGTACGTGACCACTCGTACCGTGCCTATGTAACGGCAGGTCGGCAGGCCGTCGACGCGCAACTTGATGGACGGGTCGACCTGCTCCTCGTGGACGGGCGCGCGCGGGTTGCCTGCGTCCGTGATTGCGCTGCGCTAGTTCGACCTGGCGGGACGCTGCTCCTCGACAACGCGGATCGACGGCGCTACGCGCCTGCGATCTCGTTCCTAGCAAGTGCAGGCTGGCAACGGATGGCGCAGTTCACCGCGAGCTTTGGCCGCGCGCCGGTGACTGAATTTTGGGTGCGGCCGGAGGGTGCAAGATGACAACGCCGATGAACAAGAAGATCCAGGCCACCAAAGCAGCAATGGCTCATGTTTCGGGCTACGCAGACATCAACACGTTTGTCGAGACGGGGACGGCGTTCGCCACAACCACGGTAGCTGCGTTGGAGATCTTCACCGAGGTGCACTCCATCGATTTGTCGCCCGAGTTGCACAAGCGCGCGGTGGAGCAGCACGGCGACCGTGCCGGTTTGACCTTCCACTTCGGCGACAGCGCTGAGGTCTTGCCACGAGTGCTAGCGGGGATCGACCGACCTGTAGTGGTGCTCCTCGACGCGCACTACTGCCTGGGTTTCGGAGGGAAGGCCGCGAAGAAGACCTTCCCGTTGTGGGCCGAGCTGGACGTGTTCAAAGCGCGTAAGCACGCGGACCTCGTGCTCGTCGATGACATCCACACGTTCGGCCGTGACCGGCAGGACATCCGCGTGACCAACGGTGTTGAGTGGGAGGGCGTGACGCCGCAGGCGCTCGTCAAGCACATGGGCGATCGGCTCGTAGCGCACGCGCCGTTTCGCGACCAGTACGCGCTGTACCTCAGCGCGGAGTAGACCGCTTGCTAGTTGCACCCGTCACAGATGGACAGCTTGCGCCGGCCGCCCTGCGCGCGCGTCGTCTGGTACAGCTCGCTGTTGACGATCTTCAGCAGACTGCCGACCTCCACGACGTTGCCGAGCTCCAACTCGTAGTTCATGTCGTGGCAGCAGATGGTGACGTTGCCGTGTGGGCTGATCGACGGGCGTCTGGCATGTCGGCAGCCGCCGCGATTGCTGACCAGTCGCTGCTTGCCGTTGACGTTCTTGGCGGTCACGCGCGCGCGCCAGATGCGGTTCGTCGGCAGCGCGGTCAGCGCCTCCTCATGCTGCTCCTCGGTCATCGCGCCGATCTTGTAGAGGCCCAGCTGCTTCGGGCGCCACTGCGGCAAGCCGTAGGCTGCGAGCTGCTTGCCCAGTGCATCGAGCTCGTGCTCGTTCCACGCGGTGACGATCGACGCTCCCGTGGTGAACAGCCCTGGTGTGCTGTTGCGTCCGCCCAGCTGCTCGTCGCGCCGTGTGACGATCGCGCCGAGCGCCTGCAGGTTTTGCTTCTGCTGGCTGAGGTTGATCCGGCCTGCGATCTTGAGCGCCGATTCCTTCTCCAGCGAGTCGACCTCGTACACGATGCGGAGCTGGTGGCCGTGCGACTTGAACATGTCGGCCAGTGCCTCGATCCGCTCCCAGTCGACGGACACGGCAAGTTTGCTTGCGATCTCCGCCGTCATGCCGCGACTGGCGACGTGCTCCAGCAACTCGTAGATGTCGGGGTGCGCGAAGGACTCGCCGGCCTGGTAGACGATGGCGCGACCGAAACCTTCAGCCTGCATGATGTCGATGATCTGCTTGAACATCGGCGTGGGCATGACGGCGTTGGTTCCGGTTTGCCAACGCTGGTGGTGGCAATACACACAGCGATGCGGGCAGATGGAACAGACATCGACCAGGCTGGTCTTCGGGCGCCAGGGGTACTGTTCGGTGGACACGCGGCCGACTGTAGCACGCAGGTGTTCGCATGATCCGCTACGCCGAAAAGGTCGGGCGCGCTGTGTCTCTACGACGCTGCGTCCCCGAGCTGCTCACGGCCGGCGAGCGCTCCGTCCTGTACGTCGGCGCGCGGGCGTCGCGGACCGAGTTCGCGGCGGAGCTGGCCGCGGCCGGCGCGGTCATCGACGT